CATTTTTGATGCAAATTTCTTCACTCACCAATTACCAACAGCGATGAGAACTTTACAGGAAAAAAATCCTGAATGGTTTCAAAATGGTGTAAATATCATAAACGATATTAAACGCACTAATAATACTAATGACTTTTCTCAATTGATGGAACTTATTGATAAAGGTTTTCCAACTTATCAAATAGAGCTTGGAAAAATTGATGCAAAGATTGACTTTATGGCAGGGCTTGTTTAAGCTGTTGCATAACGTTACGCAGGTATGGTTAGTTTGCCATACAAAGTACAAATGATTATTAACAGATAAAATTAAATAAAATGAGTAAACTTGGATTAAACGCAGAAAACGGCAAATTAACTATACCTGATGTTATAAGCCGTTTATTGGCAATGAAAAATGGTGAAGACTTGCCAGAATTTGACCCTAGTCAAGCAGGTGATACAACCTACTGTGTTGAATGGGGTATCAAAAAAGGTGAATGGATTACTGATGGAATTATTGATAGGTATATCGAAGAGCTAAATGGCTTATAACGGATACGTGTAGAAGCAGTACGGCGCAAAGCACAAAAGTTGATTAAATGAACAAAAGTAATTTTTTAAAAAGCCTAACGAAATGCCTAAAAAGAGAATTTTAATAGGATGTGAATTTTCTCAAATTGTAACATCGGCTTTTATTGAAAAAGGATATGATGCTTATTCATGTGACATATTACCATGCGAGGGTAAATATCCTGAAAAACATTTAAGAATGGATATTCACAAAGCTATTGATTTTATTGGATGGGATTTTATTGGACTACATCCGCCATGTACTAAAATTACTCTCTCCGGAAATAGGCATTATGCAGAAGGTAAACCAAGACATAATGAAAGAAAAGAAGCTATTGAATGGACCATTGACTTATGGAACCACGCTTGTATGAAAGCAAGCAAAGTATATATGGAAAATCCTTTAGGTGCAATGAATAATGATGACAGATTGCCTAAGCCTCAAATTATACAACCTTATTATTTTGGTGATAATATTCCAAAAAAAACATGTTTATGGTTGAAAAATTTGAATTATTTGATATGGTCTGATTACAATACATTATTTGAGGCAAAAACAAGTGTAGAACCGGAATATGTAATTTATAATTCGAAGAAAAACAAGAACGGTAAAAGTAAATATTCTGTTTTTGGAAAATTGGGCAAAGGACACGGGCATGAAAGATCGGTGTTTTTTCCTGGAGTTGCAAAAGCAATGGCCGAACAATGGGGTTTTGATTTATATAACGATATGTCAATGGCTTTTTTAAAAAATGGCGAAAACCTACAAACCAAAATCGAAGCACATGAATAGTATTGCTTTTACACGGTGTTGTATGGCGAAGCGAACAGTTGCGCCGGACTGTTGGCTTCAGATTAAAGAAAAGATTTCCGGCGCAATTGCATACAACGGCTGGCGGTATGGTTATGTAAGCCCTACCACATCGCTATCCAATTACAATAAAACTTTATAGGGCTTATTAACTATACCGCTTGTTAGCGTTTCGTTTTTGAGCGTTGGCGGTACAAAACTTAAATAAAATGAATAATATTTTAGATGAAATTAATGACAATTTGCTTGAAAAAGCAATTTATGACGAAACCGATAATGAGTTTAAAAATGGTAAGGTTTTATTTTCAGATATCGTAAATGAATTAGATAAACACAGGGTGAATAACACCTATGAAAATGCGGTTAAACCATTAATGAAATGGTTGGCTGAAAATTGTCATCCACATACAAAAGCAATAGTTGAAAGTAATCTCTCTGAATTAGTTGAAGGAGTTAAATCTTTTAATACAGATGAATTTTTGGTTGATTGAGCGTTGGCAAATGAACGCTAACGGTCGAGTGTATGAGAAGGTTTGCTTAGATGAACTTTCAAATTACCACAAATGCTGATAGCAAACTTTCTTATACACCTTGTTATAAACTGTATTGGCGATTATGTATACGAGGTGAAAAGTATCATAAGCCTATTGTGAATAGAGCAACCTCACGCCCTAACCACTATGGCAGCATACACAATAAGACTGAGAATAGCTTAGGAAACGCAGAAGTGTTCCACGATACGGCAGCCAATATGGTTTATAACGGTCAGCAATATGCTGTCGTGGCATGAATTACGTACTAACTTTGATACGAAGAACAAATAAAATTAATTTATGAAAAGAAAATATAATAAAAAAATAAAGTGGGTGTATATGATTGTTCTTGTCTTATTAAATATATTAATTGTAATGTTATACAATGCTATTAATTTAATAGATTGGCCTTTTAATAGTTTATATATAAAAATTATTCTACATATAGTAATATGCTGGATTATTTTTTTATTATATATAGACAGGGATTCATCGATTAATTATGATCATAAAGGACAATTCTTAACTAAAGAATTAATAGATGAATATAGAAAACAAAATGAAATGGATAATGAAAGCTGTTTTGATCAATGTAATTAATTTCATTTAATGAATAACACAGACGTTCAATCGAAGCCACTACCAAGCCATGCAGTATATTGCATGTTGTGGTGGCGAAGCGAACGTTTTAATGCACTACAACTATTATATGTAATTTACATTTGAAATGTATTAATATATAAATAATTATGATATGAACATCGGAAAATACACATCACAACTTTCCGAATATATGGAATATAAGAAATATGCTGTAAATAGCATTGAAAATTATATTTCGTCATTAAAAATATTTTTAGAATACTTTAATGTGAAAGCCACAAAACCAAGTGAAATATCAAAAAATGATATTATATCATTTCTAAAGGAAATAAAATCAGTTAATACTCATAAAGCATATTTATGTGCTATTAAGTTATTTTATACTAAAATTATTAACCAACCTGAAAAATGCGCTAAAATAGAACAACCAAGAAGTAACAAAAAATTACCAATCGTCCTTACACAAGAAGAAGTTCAACGTATGTTTAATGTCTGTAATAATTTAAAACATAAGGTAATATTGAGTTTATTATATGGTTGTGGTTTAAGGGTATCCGAATTGATTAATATACAATGGTCTAACATTGACAGGTCTGCAATGATATTGAACGTAATATCTGGAAAAGGGAAAAAAGACAGGCAAGTTGATTTACCGGATAATATTATACCATTACTTGAAAAATATTATCGTGAATACAGGTGTAAGCCATTTATATTGTCAGGGCAACTTAAAAACAAATATACGCAAGGAAGTATTCTAAAGGTTGTTAAGAAATATGCTGATTTAGCTGGCATATCAAAAAGAACATATACACACCTTATGAGGCATTGCTCATTTACGCACATGGCAGAAAACGGAGTTGATTTAGGATATATCCAGAGATCGGCAGGGCATGAAAGCCCAATAACTACAACAAGATATATACATATGAGCCATAACCTTGTAAAAATGGCAAAATCACCATTAAACAATATAAAATTATAATAATATGGAAATAGGATTAATAGAATTAGAAATATCAAAAAATGAACATGACGGTTCACTTGCAGAGAAGATATTAAAAGCAAGGAGGTGGAAAGAAGAAAGGATTGGTTTTATTCAGGACTGTTTAAAATACAATGTAATGACGCCAAAACAATTTTGTGACCTTACAGGCATGGTAGAATCAAATGTTACATATCTGTTAAAGCCGAACAATAAAAAAGGTTGTTTAGATACGGAGCTTGACCATTGTTATCCGTTCAGGAACAGGAAAACACCTGGTCCCCGGTTTATTGTAATTAATGAAAAGTGTATTGAATATTTAATCAAGAAAAACAAATAGTCATGTACAACTCGCACATACATCATATTATTAAAATGTATCTCGAATCAAAATTTTATAAAAAATCAAAAGTCATGAAAATAACAGAAGAAACAAAGATTAAAGAACTTATCCCGGAAGGATGGAAATTAGATTCAACAATAAGAACAACAGACTCCATTAGAGACGAAGGAGAAAGTATTCAATGTATTAAAATAGTTACTATTCCTATAAAAAAGAAACAAGAAAAAGACTTTGAGTGGTATGTGAATGAATACTATAAAAAGAACATTTGTTTAGGACGATTAAATCAGGAAAAAGATACAATTCCATCTAAAGATTGGATGGATTGGAAATTTGAATACCGCATAGGGCTGTTTAAGTTTATTTGTGATGATTTAAATTTATCTGGATATGGATATTGGAAATTATTAGACTCGATGTGTTTTGGGACGCCTGTGAAAAAAATAATGTCAATTTGTCCCATAGCATTCATTCATTCACTATTAAAATAAAATATTATGAAAGAACATATTGACATCACAAAGGAAATTTTATCCCACAAAGAATCATTAATACAAGGTTTAGGTAAAATGTATTACGAAGAAAAGATACATGAGGCAAAGTGGTATCTTTTAAAAATGAAAAGAGAATTAAACCACACAGATGATTTTACATACGTTGTTTATGAAAAAATAAACTGGAACAATGAAAACTACAATAATTTATTAAAAGAAGAACTTCCAATAGAAAACATGTTATGGTTAATTGCAGGAATTGAGCTTGATAATGAAATTAACAAATAGGAAAAATGTATGGATGAAAAGGATTTAATGATGGAATGGTTTAATTTCTGTTACAAGAATAATTTAAAAATAAGCCCTATTCATACGGCTTTATATTCGTTTTGTCATGCAACATATAAAAAATCGAATACCAGTGCATTTAGATTGGATACAAATTTGGCAATGCTGACATTAGGGATTAAAAACTATAAGACATTTAAAAAAGCGTTTGATGAATTGGTTTCGTTTAATAAAATATTTCTAATAGAAAAGCAAAAAAACCAATTTTCATCTAATATAATTGCTTTGGTAAAAAACGGCAAAGCAACTGGCAAAGCAATTGGCAAAGCAAAAAAAGAAGAAAAAGCGCAACGAATTAAAACAGTGTCAGTTAACAATAAATATTATTCATCATTTTACGAATTTTGGAATTTGTACAATGGCATAAAAAGACAATGTAAAACAGAGTACGAATATCTAAAGAAAACGCATAATGATTGGAAAATATTCATTCCTGAATTAAAGGACAAATTCAAGGCGCATTTAAGGAACAATTCTGAAAAAAGGCAAAGAGGGGAGTTTGTCCCGGAGCCAAAGAGCATGAAAAACTACCTTACAGACCGGTGTTGGGAGGAAATACAAGATGTTCCTTTAAGCAATGAAACAACAAGCGCTACATTTAGAAGGTTGGATTTAGATGATAATATTGAATAATGGCAAAGAAAACAAACATATCGGAAATAACAGATTTTGGGAAAATTCCACCGCAGTGCATTGAAATAGAAGAAAGTTTTTTAGGTATTTTAATGGATTCGTGTGAAGTTTGGTATGATGTAAATTTAATAGTAAAGCCAGAATCATTTTATAATGATTCGCATCAGAAAATTTACGATTCGTTTACAAAGGTTATGATTGAAAGTAAAAAGTGTGATTTATTAATGCTTACTGAAAGGTTAAGGAGAGATAAAATACTTGACGAAGTTGGAGGTCCATTTTATGTTACACAATTATTGGGAAAGTCAAAATCGCAATCATACGCAGTTGATTATGCTATGATAATAAGAGATAAGTATATAAAAAGGGAACTTATAAGATATTCGAATGATATTATAACGATGGCGTTTGATGATTCATCAAATACAAATGATTTGGTAGAATATGCTGAATCGGGTATATTTTCGATTACAAAACAAGAATCGACAAAAGAGGCAAAACATTTAAAAGAGCATATAAAAGAGAACATAAAAGAGATCAAGAAAGCTGTAAATAGTGAAAAGCATGTGATGGGAATACCTTCGGGTCTAAAAAAACTTGACCGTATAACCAATGGTTGGAAAAAAGGGACATTTATATTAATAGCGGCAAGGCCAGGTATTGGTAAAAGTAGTTATATGTTGATGTTTGCAAAATCAGCCGCATTGCATGGGTATAAACCGGCTGTATTTTCTCTTGAAATGCCTGGAGATGAATTATCAATGAGATTATTGAGCACGGAAGTAAATATATCCCCTATTATACTAAACTCAGGAAGGTTTCATAAGGATAAAATTGGTTTTATTGAAAGAAAAGCAAGTGAATTGTATTCAGTAGATATTTATATAGACGATACTCCGGGCTTAAATATTATAAATTTACGATCTAAAATAAAAAGGCTTATTCTTAAATATGGCATAGGTATTATATTTATTGATTATGTGCAATTAATGAAAGTGTTGTTAAAATATAGCAATTATAACAGGGGCGATGAAATAAGTGAAATAAGCAGGGAGTTAAAACTAATATCAAAAGAGCATGATATGCCTGTTGTAGCCCTTTCTCAGTTAAACAGATCAATTGAACTACGTTCAGGTGAAAAAAGGCCGCAATTATCCGACCTAAAACAAAGCGGTTCTTTAGAAGAAGATACGGATATGGTAATATTTATACATAGGCCGGAACTATATAATATAAAGACATATCAAGACGGCACGGATACACAAGGCACTACAAACCTAATAATAGCAAAACATAGAGGTGGGGCTATTGGTGATATTATTGTTTACAATAATGAATCAATGACAAAGATTGCCGACAACAAAGAAGAATTGGATATGCTAAATACAGGCCAACAGCCTATATTATTCGATGCAGAAGATGAAAGTTTACCATTTTAAAATTAAATATTATGAAAGACGAAAAACAAAAATTAGGACATGAACCGGCGTTCCCAGATGCATTACTTGAATTTGATGAAGATAATAATGCAAATGTGAAAGAACATCACGCAGGCATGTCAAAACGGTTTTATGCTGCTTGTGCGGCTATGCAAGGAATATGCGTTAATGCTGGTAGAAATGGAAAAACATTTGGTAATCCTTTTGAAATAGTAAGAACCGCTTATTCTATTGCAGATGAACTACTAAAACAAGAAAATGGAACAACAGATAAATAACTACTCAGCAGCAAGGACATTGGATTGGTTTTACACAAATTACGTAGAACCGATACATGAACGTATCAAATCGGCCAATGAACTGTTAAAGCCTGGGAACCCGCAGAATAAAATGACAGCGACAGAGCAGGAAAAGGCAGAGAAAGCACTTGAATCGTTGAGAAAAAAAAGTGTTGACTACGGTCATTTACATGCAAATATGAAAACCTTGATAACACAGCATGAAGGGCTTGTAAGCAAATTATGCGACATGTACTATCAATGGAAGGAAAATATATCCTATGAAGGGAGACAGCCTGTTGAGATGATGCAGTCACAGGCAGATATGTTGACCGGTATATTTACTGAATTGGGAAAGATATTGGAACCTTTAAAATTGGAAGAAAATGAATAAAAACTTGCAACTATACAGAATACCATATGGACATGACCTATGGTATAAATTCAGGACGGTAGGGCTTACAGAAGAAGAAGCAAAGCAATTTGGACAAAAAGCGTTTGCCGGTGGAATAGGTGGAAGCGAGGCCGGTGTAATATGTGGGTTTGATAAACAATATGACAGCCCTATATGGCCATATCACCTTAAAATAGGAGACATAGACAGGAAAAAGGAAGAAAACGTAAGGATGATAACCGGAAGGGAAATAGAAGATACAGTAGCCCGTTTCTGGTCTCATTGGGGGGGCGATGAACAAAGTTTTATACAGAACATGTCAACCGCAACCATAATCAGGAAATGCCGTAATTTAAATGCTTATGTAGTAAACCCGAAATATCCGTGGTTATTTGCATCTGTTGACAGGCTTATAAATGCAAAAGGAGGGATTAACCTGATAACAGGGGAGATGTTAAAAACAGAAGCTATATTGGAATGTAAGGCAATGGGACATTTCCGGTACACATCATTGGAAAATGGTGTTTCAAAAGCACACCTTGCCCAGATACATGTATATATGCTAATAATGGAAACAGACTATGCTGAGATAGCCATGTTGGTAGATTCCGGTAAATTTATAGTCGAACCGATACAGAGAGACGAAACGTTCATGAAAGAAGTAATAGACACCACTAAATCGTTTTGGTACGATAAAGTATTGCCCGGAAGAAAAGCATATGAAATGAAACAGAAATGCCTTTTAATGGGAGATTATCAAGGATCAGAGGCAAATGATGCAATAATACAACAGATGGAACCGGAACCGGACAGTTCCCCGGCTTATAGGGAATATCTTGAAGAAAGGTATCAGAGGAACGCAGAGACACATGAAGGTTCATTTGAGGCTTTTGATTGGGCAAAAGAGGACAGGTTCTATTTGTCATTAAAAAACAAAATTGACGAAAAACAATCTTTGTTAAGGAACCGCCTGATAAAAGAAATGTCAGTAAATGCTGTAAAAAGGATTGACTTTGGAAGTTCAGGGAGTGTGGCGTGTGACAAGAAGTTCACAAACGGGCTAAAGGAAAAGCCGGACGATAAGTTTATACAACAAGAGTTTAATAAATTGTCATGGAGGTATTGATAAAATGAGCATTAGTTTAACAGTGTACGGAGAGCCACAAGCGCTTAAAAGACATAGGTCGCATCTTGTCGAGACAAAAGATGGAAGGAAATTCAATGTAGAATATGATCCGTCAAAAAAAGATAAGAAAAACTTTTTATATGCTGCAATTTATGACAATAAACCAGAATGTCCATTTGAAGGACCGATAGAAACAGTTATGGTATTTTATATGCCCCGGCCAAAGAACCATTATGGTACAGGCAAAAATTCAGGCATATTAAAAAAGATAGTTGATTTCTTTCACTGGAAAAAGCCGGACGGGGACAATTTGCAGAAGTTTGTATGGGATGCTTTGAATGGAATATACTGGAAGGACGATTCACAGATAGCAAAATGGTCAGGGATGAAGCTGTATACAGATTTACAGCCAAGAACTGAAATAGTAATTAGTCAATTATAAACATTTAAACAAACAAAAAAATGGAACTAAAAGTAAATTCAATTAAGTACAAAACTAAAGTGGACATTTCTATTTTATTAGAAGACGAACATGAAATTACAGCTTTAAAGAATGTATGTAGTATTGCAGAACAGGCAATGGATGAGTGGATTAAAACTGCGGACAAAAAAAATGAATATGAAATCATTAAAAAGATATTTGAGGCAATAGGACGATCAGCGGAAAACATATAATATGAGTTCAGGACAAAAAATACCATTAGAAATAGCCTTAGAATATGGGAATAGATTTATGGACAAAATCAAACCCCATATCCTAAAGGGAGAGATTGCCGGGTCTATACGTAGACAATGCAAAGCAGTTGGGGATATCGAGATTGTCTGTGTCGAGAACAAAGAAAACCCATTATCTAATTTATTTGTACCTGGTTATCCAGGAATGGTAAAAAACGGAGAAAGGATGAAAAGTTTCAAATATCCGAATAAAGGGCTTAGCTTTGAATTGTACATTGCACAACCGCATGATTATGGAAGGATACTGGCGATAAGGACTGGATCAAGTTTTTTCAGCCATCACCAATTGGCAACTGCATGGAACAGGAGGGGTTTTTGTGGAACCGTTGACGGTCTAAGGAAAAAATCGGAATGTGACCACAAAGGAAAAATATGGAAGATAAAACCGGAATACAAAGACAATCCAACATTGCCACCGGTTTTTGAAACGGAAATAGACTTCTTTAACTTCCTTCAAATTGAATGGGTATTGCCAATTGACAGGAATTGGGTAAGTGATAAAAAGGAATTAAATTATAGCTTATGAAAACAATTGAATTAAAATTATTATTATCAGATGACCATTACAAATATCTTGAAAAAACAGCAAGTATATTACATATTTCATTAAATACACTGCTTAGAAATATAATTTGGAGGCATTGTTCTGAAAATACAGGATCATCCGATATTGAGAAAAATCGTGAATCTATGAGAAATGACATTATTTCACCAGAAGAATGTTTTTCTCAGGATGACATTGATAGTGTTCATGTATACTCACGAGGATTGGTTTGTTGCTCTGTATGCTCCCCAAAAGAAATGACAATAGATGACTTGACAAAAATTGTCAACATTAAAAACCCTGCCGGGGAAAACCTTAAATGGGAACTATCAAAAGATGAAACATTCAAACAGGGAAACACAAATCCATGTGAATGTGATCAGGATAAAAACAGGTTACACTATTTATTTAATTGTTAAATCATTATATTTGCATTGTCCAATATTTAGATTTAAAATGAAAATATTTAAAATCATAGCCCCGGCAGAAAGTTTATTCATATCTCCTGATCTGAATATTGGACACCTTTCTCCGGGGTTTTTAAATTTAATATAATGAGCAAAAGAATTGAATATAAAGAAAATGATGTGATTAATGGGTTTGTCTTTATTAAAGATACAGAATATAGAGATAAGCGCAGGTTTGCAATATTTAAATGCCCTAAATGTAACAACGAGTTTGAAACAAGAATAGATAGGATATTTAAAATAGAAACATGTGGGTGTTATAGATGGAATAAAAAACATGGATTATCGGGAACGAGGCTTCATATTATTTGGAGGAATATGATGGATAGGTGTTATAAATCTAATCATATTGAATATAAAAGATATGGAAATAGAAATATATCTGTTTGTAAAGCATGGTGTTCTTTTGAATGTTTTCATGATTGGGCTATAAATAATGGTTATACAGATCAAAATACACTTGATAGAATTAATAATAATTTAGGTTATTTTCCTGATAATTGTAGGTGGACGGATAAACATACTCAATCTGCAAACAGAAGAAAATTTAATAATAAATCATCGAAATATATTGGTGTTAGTTACCACGTGCGAAAAAGAAAATGGCAAGCAAGAATACAGAGCAGGGGTAGAACTATATTTTACGGCACGTATGAATCAGAAATACAAGCCGCATTTGAAAGAGATAAGTTTTTAGTAAACAATAATTTATTAGAATATACACTTAATTTTTAAAATTATGGAACAAGAAAAACAATCATTAGTAAGAAGTAATGTTAAGTTACCTGGAATCGTTGAAAATGCATACGATTCTATTGAAAAAATGAATCAATTTGCTGACATATTATTGGATAGCAAATTAGTTCCCGACCATTTCTACGAAAAAGGGGTAGATAAAAAACCTGATTATTCTAAAGGAAAAAGGTCGTCTGTGGCAGTTGTGCTTATTCATGCGCAACAATTAAACCTTCCTCCTATGACAGCGTTACAGCACATTATCCCTGTTAATGGTAGGCTTAGTATTAATGGAGAATTGGCCAAGACTATGATATTTAGTTCTGGTAAATTAAAACCAGGTTCATGGAAAGAAGAAGAAACAGGAAGTTTGGAAAAAGGTGATTATGTTGTGAGTATTACAGCTGCAAGAAGTGATAATGGGGCGACATTAACAAGGTCTTTTGGTATTTCAGATGCTAAACGTGCCGGATTATGGATTGACGAGGCTAAAACAATTGGTCAGGATGGTTGGAAGTGGAAACAATCAGCTTGGTGGAAATTTCCAAAGCGAATGTGTGGGTGGCGGGCGTTAGGCTTTCTCGCAAAAGACTTGTTTAGTGATGTTTTGATGAACACAATCACAACGGAAGAAGCGATGGACATCCCTCATGAAGATGTAACAAATATAGACCTTCCGAATGGCCAGAAAATAACAATCCCCGACAAAGAGTTCAATGCTGAACGTTCAAGGCAGCTTACCCAAAAAGCTGCCGAAGAAATAAAAAACAATAGCGATAAAGAACAGAGAGTTGACCAGGAAAGCGGTGTTTTAGCAGGAGCATCAGAACAGGGTTATGACATAACAGCAACCCCCCCCGCGGATACCATAAAATATGAAGAACATCTAAACGAACCGCAGGAGAAAAAGTACGTAATCAACAATTACACGATGGACGATTTACGGGAAATGGATGCTCCTGCATTGTCAGGTATACTTGATCAATACCAATTATTAAAAGAGGCCAAAGAAATCCTTCCCAAAAATAACACTGTTAAAAAGATGTTACGGATAGTCGAACTGTTTGATCAGGGTGAATTGGCAAAAGTCATTGATGAACATAAAGACAAACAGGCACAAGATAAACCTGTCAACGAAGGAATGAAAGGCATTTCAAAAGAAGAACTGAACTTTCAGGAAGAAACCCCTGTAAACAACAATGACATTGCACCAAGCGATTTTGACAATGAAACATCAAAGAATGTATCAGGAGGAAACAATAAGTTTGGCATATCTTTCCCTGACGTATCAGAAAGAAGCATAAAGGACGGCACAGGGTTTAAGAAGAAAAAAGAACTGTACGACAAGATGTTCAACGAAGCGTCATTGGATGCAAGGAAGTATTCAATTATGTTGGACAAACTGCCTGAACTTCAAAAATACCGTAATCTTGAAGAATTCTGTGGGAACGCTACAAACGAAGAAGTAAATTTATTATTAAACTCTTTGGATTGATAAGTAAGGACAAAAACACCCTATACAATATGTATTTGGGTGTTTTTTATATAAAATAATAAAATATATTAAGAAATATTTGGAGATAATAATAAATAATACTTATCTTTGTCAAGAAGTTCTTTGATAAAATTCTTAAAACAAGAATCCGAACAGCAAAATATAAAAAACATAATTAAGGTTTATGCGAAAAAACCGGATTCTGTAAAAGGTATGAAACAGCAATATAAACGACCTGTCACGTCCGAGGCACTGGTTCGAATCCGGTACTGCTAAATGCGGTTGGTGTAGTGGTTAGCATGCGTAAAATACAATCCTGTAAAAGAACCGCAACAGCAAATAATCATTGTGTCATTGGTTCGATTCCAATTTCTTACTTTGTCGGAATACCTCAGGTGGTAGAGGAAATGAATAAAAATGCGGTTCTGTATAAGATCAGTTCAGCAAATTAAAAAAGATTCCGCGATTTGGAATTATAGTTTAATAGGTAGAATGCTAAATTAATAATTTAGAGGTTTCGGTTCGAATCCGTCTTAAAAGCTGATCTGTTTAAAGGGGGCGCACAGCAATTAAAAACAACAACCTGTTAAATTGTGAACATGTCCCCTGTTTTATTGCTTTAATTTTAAAATTATATATTATGTTCACAAACAAACAAAAATCATTATTCGAAGTACCTGTAAAACCAGGACAGTCAAAATCAAGCAATGCATTTGTCAATGCAGGTTTAAAAAAATCAGCCAAAACTTTATCTGGTAATATGGCTTTGAAGTATTCAACGACAGGCAACCACTTTGTTGATCAATTTGGAAAATTAGGGGCATACAAATCCCCCCGGTCATTTAATGAAATATCTTCTGATACTCAGTTGCTATGGTCTTCAAACCCATTTATTACTGTTTGTTTTATATTTTTTATCCGTATTGTAACAAGGATTGTTACATTATTTACCGGAGAAAAAACATCAACAGTACAAAGGGGCGCAGGGCTGAAACATGAAGGCATTATGAGGATGATATGGTTACACATCAATCATTCTGAAACATTTTGGAAAAATATTAAGTTGTATATTTCTATATCTTCATGGAAAGATATATTCAAAATGTTACAATATGACCTTGAATATAATGGATGGGATGGGCGCGTTTTGAATTGGAATGAGTTTGGTAACCTTATATTGGCAGGGCTTGAAAATCCTAATACGGTGAATTTGGTCAAAAAATATTTGCCTCAAATACAGGCCAGGAGCAAATGTACTACATTGAATTCGCAGTCAGATACCATGATAGGCAAGTGGATATGTTCGTTATTGAGTATTAATTATAAAGAATACCGTAAATTAAAAACATCTGGCAAGGCGCATGAATGGCAAAAGTTAATTTCTAATAAATTGTTTGATAAAATAGATTTCAATTCAATACACGGCAGGGCATTAGCCCTTATTGTTTCATCAAAGTTCATATCAAACCATAAATTAGAAGATAAGTATGAATCATGGATAAAATCGCAGCCCGTTGCTAAGTTTACCGGATATGTACATGAATTGATGGCGAAAGTAACCCATAATATGAAAACGTATATGTCAGAAACAATCAATAAGCAATTTTATGGGTTAGTTGAAACAGGAAAGAAAAATGCCAAAACAGAATCAGGCATTATTATTGTTCGGGACACATCAGGCTCTATGACATCAACAGCAACAGGGACAAATGTTTCATGCTATAACATAGCTAAAGCGCTTGCATTATATTTTAGTGAATTTTTAACAGGTTATTTTGCGGATAGTTGGATAGAATTTAATACAAGTGCAAAAATGCATAAATGGGTTGGTAAATCTCCTGTCGAAAAATGGTTAAATGACAGGTCAGGCGTAATAGGGTCTACAAATTTTCAATCTGTTATACTCCTATTTGTCAATATAAAAAGACAGGGCGTTAATGAAAGTGAATTTCCTTCCGGGATAGTGTGCATTTCAGATGGTGAATTTAACCCATCCCAATTAGGTATAACAAATGTCCAGCAAGCATTGATTACATTAAAAGATGGGGGGTTTTCCGATGAATATATTAAAAATTTTAAGATAATACTCTGGAACCTACAATCAAATTATTATGGGCGTGGAACAGGTGAGAAATTTGAAACATATAGCAATGTTGATAATGTGTATTATTTCTCCGGTTACGATGGTTCTATAATATCGTTTTTAACAGGTGTTGATGGTAAAAGTGATAATATTAAGGAGCCTAAAAACGCAGAGGAACTATTTAATTTGGCTATGAATCAAGAAATAATGAATAGGATTCAAATTTAACTTAAAAGGGGATATGTCCCCTTTTTTTAATTGTATAATTATGGCAAAGAAAAACACAAGCATATCAATAGAAGAAGAAGTGCTGACACAAGCAGAAGAACAATGCAAAAAAGAGAAAAGGAGTTTTAGCAGCATGGTAGAACTTTTAGTGGAAAAATATCTTAACTACATAAATAACAAAAAATAATATGTGGATATTTGTAAAGGACACTGCTATAATGGCTACGGCGCAGAAGGAACAGACAGCAAAAAGAATAGCGATGAAGATAAAAGGAAAAGGGTATAAGGTAATCCATGCAGATGAAATACTTCCAGTTGAAGATGTTTGGGATTTGGATTTACGGTTGCAAATGAGCCATTTAAAACGAACTTAAATTGAAATAACGGTGGGTATATGGTGCGTGGCGTTCAATTACGCACTGAATTAGATACGAAGAACTGAACTAGTAATTTATTTTTTTGCGATGGCAAAATTAAATGGAATTGGATCTCACCAATCGGCTAATATGAAAAACGACGAATGGTTAACTCCTCCCGAATTAATTAAAAAATTAGGGCCTTTCGACTTGGATCCTTGCGCTCCAATTAATAGACCATGGGAAATGGCTAAAAAACATTTCACTATAAATGATAATGGTTTATTGCAACCTTGGAATGGTTTTGTTTGGTGTAATCCTCCATACGGATTAGAGGCGGCAAAATGGTTAGAAAAATTAGCCAATTATGGAAATGGAATTGCTTTGATATTTGCCAGGACTGAAACAGATATGTTTTTTAGGTGGGTTTGGAATAAGGCATCTTCATTACTATTTATTGAAGGTAGATTGTATTTTCATTACGTTGATGGATCCAAAGCAAAAGCAAATAGTGGGGCACCTTCTGTTTTGGTAGCTTATGGATCCGAAGCTACGGATAGGCTTAAAAACTCAGGAATTAACGGAATGCACATTTATCTTAACAGTTTTGAAAAAACTGAAGCGCGTGGGCAAAAAATAAATTACGGTCAATCTGTGATAAACTTTGAAACGGAGCACGGATAGCCATGCACTATATACCGTGTTATGTTGTCGTTTTAATGCAACATAACAGTTATATGTATTTATCAACAGATCAGGATACATAAAGTAATCCGGTTGTTAAATAAAATACAAGGCTTAAATAATAATTTGGAGCAACACAGTATAAGATATTCCCATGCCATAAAAGCAATGGAGGAATTAAAAGATTATATTGAATCCGTAACAACTAATAAATAGCTTACATCAAAAAATGAAAACACAACAAGAGTATCCAACAGACACAGGGCAAGGCTGCATAATATGGGCAATAGTATTTATATTGCTTGCGGTATGGGCTTTGTCAGCCAGTTCACAAACAACGTTTAACCCGGCAGAATGGGAGAAAGCCAACAGGCTTGAAAACACTCTTACACTGATACAGTATGGGTGTGTTGGCCTCTCATTTTATGGATTAGAAACACATGAAAGTTCATTGATATGGGCTGGTTTTTTGTTTTCCCTGTCAGTAGAACTGTTTAAGATTGATATTGAAAAACGCAATTTAAGGCTTTATTTTGAGCCAATGTATCAAGAAGCTGTAATCGCTATACCGATAAACAGAAAACACGTTAAACGTAACAAAAAGCATAAATATGAAGATAATTGACATAAAGAAGATAATTGAAAAATCAAAAGAATCAGGGGAATTGCCTGACAGGACATTGTCAGTGATAGAAAAGATGATTAATTCAGATGGAGCGATTGTACAGGCTATACAGGAAGGGTATAATGAAATGAAGGAAAGCGGGGTAATGGAACAAATAAACAATGAAATAGATGATTTTTATGAGCACAAAGAACAAATTTATGTAGAGATGGTAAAATGTGCTTTTCAGATATATATTGGACGTGGTAAAGATGAAATGATAAAATACTTAGATGACAATTTTGACATATATCCAATTAGTGACCGGGAGAAAAAAGAAAGGGGAGAACTTTTAAAGTTACAATTTAAAGCTAAATGACAGAAGTTTTATTTCATAGGATCAGGAAGGCGGAGGAAATGTTTGTCTTGCTAAAGGATAAAAGTTCTATATTAAAAGAATTGTATGAAAAGGAATTAGGCGATTTGTATAATGAATTAATGTTTGATCAAAAAATAAAGGAATTATGAAGTTGACACAACCAAAGGTATTTGACATTGTTTGGAAATTATCTGGGGGAAGATCATTTATATCCGGGCTCCCGCTTACACAATATTACTGTGGAAAGTTTCATTACAATATATTTGCCCATTGCCTTAGCAAATCCAAAACAAAATACCCTTTCTTTGAATTGTATATTGGAAACGTTTTTCCAATTACGCCCAGGGAGCATAAAATAATAGATCATGGACATGCAGGTCTCCTGGAAATGTATTCCAGAGAGATAAAAAATAAATATAATGGTAGATATGTTGTGGACTGGAACAAATGGGACGAAAAAGAATCTGAGTTAATTGAACTATACAACCAATTGTTCCCTAAAATGAAAAACGGGATAATATGGAAGTATTCAAATCAAGAAGTTATGGATGTGATTACTGAATTAAATAAAGGGTTTATTTGATATATCAAATGTATTTAAACAAAAAAAAGGGATACTGTAATAGTATCCCTTTTTATTTATCAAACAAATAGCTGTAATTATACCTTCCTATCTCGTCCAAGAATTGAATAATGCCTGTGATGATTGACAGTTCAACAGGATTGTAACATTTATGATGTTTTGTTTTCCAGTAGCTTTTCATACCGAATAACAACCTGCTTACATACAAAGCATAGTTGTTTTCTCGGTGTTGTTTCCATATTAATGGAGGGTATTTTAAAATCATAATGTACCCATCAAAAGAATACGGATAATGTTTCACTGGAAATAAACATTTACATGCAAACATAATTGGACATTTTGCTTCCAATAGTGTTTTCATTGCAGAATATTTTTTTTCAAAATTGATATCAAGGAGAAAATCCATAATATCCATTTCTGTTTTTACCTCTACCATTAACGTTTCTGTTACTGGTAGCCTGATCCCTCCGAATTCTTTCATAAGTGTTTTTTAATAAACGAAAACAATTCGTCTAAAGTAAACCGTTTAATAAAGATATTTGAACTATCAGATAGTTCTATCCTTATTGTACCAGATTCGTCTTCCTCGAAGACTATTTGTTTTGCACCTGATTTTAATTCTAACCAAAAACATGGTTTTCTATCTGTTATTTGACCTTTGTTGCTCCTTTGTGTCCTAATATGCATCGTTTTTGGCAATACCCTGCATTCGGGTGTTTTGCCTAAAATTTCATTATAAACTTTTGTCATAATACTGTTATTTTAGTTATGTAATTTGCTTTTGGCTCTGCTTTTGCAGATGTTACAATAACAAGCCTTTCGGTTGTTATCTTTCGTTTATGGTTACTTGCAATTGCAGTTATTTCCCTGTCTTGTTTATCAGAGTAAAAAACAGTACCGGGCTTTGCATTTGCAATTGCCCAGGCTTCGTATGTTATTATCTGTCCTTTTTTCATAATAATTCCAATTGTTTTGATTTTTGTTTAGAATGATATCTTTTATAAACGCAAGCTGCAATATATCCCTTGCAGCAGGACAAGAAGTTAAATTCCTTTCGTGGAATGTTCATGCCGGTAACAATAGCAATATATTTATCATTTATAAATACTATTGACCCAATTTTAAGGCCTGATTTATTGTCTATCAAGTCTATTCTATTGTTATATTTCTGTTCTGTGTACATAATAAAACAAAAAAAAACAGCCCGGTTCTACAAAATTATTGAATAACCTAAATAATCGGTTATGTTAATTTATCCGGACTGTATGTTTTTAATTTAATTCCATTACCGAATAACTGTCGCTCATCCTGACTACCTCGTTCTCCAACCATTCAACCATTTTAATGGCTTTTGGAAAACCAGAATCAATTGCATCGGCAACTATTTCAATTTTATTTTCAAGCTGGGAAAGAAATTCATTGTTCAAAATTGCCAATGCAACTATTTTAAAACGTTTTTCTAATGTTTTCATTTTTTATTTTCATTTAATGTTTCAATTTCATTCCTTAAATAATTTATCTCACGTTGCAAATCGTCAATGGCATCACGTAGGTTTATTTTTTCATTCTGAAAGAAATTTAAATCAGAATAACCAAACACACGGTTAAACTTAACAATATCATCTCTTCGTCCGGTTATTACACATTTATTGACATGTGATTTGTCTTCACCTATTATCTTTGCCGGTTCTTTTGAATAATCCATCTCGTTTTGATATTCCATTATATCAATAGACAATGGTTCATTATCAACAGCTATTGTTATTATGCCGTCATCATAAACAAAAATATTTTCATGTCCAACAACCGCAATCCTAACACCACATTCATGGTGTGATTTTTTAAATGATAAAATTTCGTATTTCATAACTTTCAATTTAATTGGTTAATAGCCCGCTAACCTCAACCGAATGAGCGTTTAATCTTGTTTCAAATAAAATTAGCGGAGAAAAAATTATTCATAATGCATATGATATAATGCATTATAATGTAATTGTTTTTCTGAATAAACAGTAAATCCTTCTTTCTCAAATTCTTTGATAAATTTATTTGCCTGTTTATTAGAGCGAAGGGGGCGAAATGAGTAGTTATTTCCTTTAATAGACTGTTTGCCTTTAGTTTTTAAATGACTAACAGGTATATATCTATTATACCACCACCCACCTTCTTCTGGACCACCGTACACACGTTCAATAGTGTAAGCTGTTAAATAAAATGATTGTGGTTTCATAATTATAGTATTAATAAATAATTGTGCATTGCCTCAATCGAATGATAACAACCCATGTTCCAGGTTGAACAATGCATGCAAATGCGCCATATCCTTTAGCCAGTTTAGCCATTAAATTATTGCTTCTTTCCATTGTCTCTCACAATAAGCGATTAACTTACTCTTTCTGTTCGAGCATATTCAGACTTAGTGACATTGCTTGTAATCGCAGCCAGTGACCTCTATACTTTCAGGCTTGTTTCACAGACATTCAAAGAACAATTATATGTAAATCCTCTACAAATGTAAAACCAATAAAATTAATCTCCAAATAATTTTGAAAAAAAATTCAAATAAAATTGAAAATAGTTTTGTAAGCCTTGATAGATAAGCAATACAGAAAGCATAAAAAAATACAATAATACAATATAAAAGAGAGAAAGGGAGGGAAGAAAGGGAAAGGACCAGGGAAATATAATTAAACAATCAAGGAAAAAGAAATTAAGCAAAGAACCCAGGAAAGAAACCAAATATTAAAACCTCGTTGAGTTAATTGTTATAATAAATAACAAATCTTGAAAGAAATAATAACAATTGCTATAAACAATAACATTTAAACATACAAAAAACGAACATGCAAAATAAGCCCATTTAAATGCGATTTAAAGAACTTAGACAAAAAACCACACTATCTATCCAAAATAAACAAGCAAATCAAATACAAGCCAAATAACATATAATCAAGAAAAAGAAAAAAGGAAGAAAAGGGAGGGGGGGGGAGAATAAAAAAATGAAAGGCAAACTATATTACAAACATAGTTACTAATAAACAAAATTATTTATTAATTTCTAAACGTGTTAATTATCAATATTATAAAAATTGTAACAATTCATATTAGTTTAGTAGGGATTAAATTAGATTATTTTTGTGTGTCCGTGTTAGAAATTATAGCAAAATATTGCAAGAAATTATTGCAATGTTCCGTTTTTAAGTGATAACAGCCTGTAAATAGAAGGTTTAGGAATGTTTAAATTTGTAGCAATGTAGTCTATTGTGTGCCTTTGTTTGCGTAATTTCATCACTTCTTTGATTGTTTTTTCTGTCCATTTGAAAGGAGGGCCAAGTTTTACACCCCTTGCTTTAGCCGCCTTTAAACCTGCTTTTGTGCGTTCAGATATTAAATTACGTTCAAACTCAGCAAATGCGGCAAATACTGTAAATATAAGTGTTCCCATTGCTGTTGTTGTATCAATATTATCTGTTACAGATATGAATTGAACGCCTTTATCCCTGAACATATTTATAATATTGATCAATTCTATTGTAGAACGTCCTAAACGATCTAATTTATATACCTTTACAATGTCACCGCATTTTACTCTGTTAAGTAGTTTATTAAGCTCAGGACGATCTTTATGTTTACTACTTATTTTCTCTTGATACACTATATCACAGCCTTTTAAACTGTTCAATTGTAAATCTAAATTTTGCATTTCCGTAGAAACACGCGCATATCCGTAAATCATATCATTATTTATTTATTGCAAATATATCATAAATTGTTAATATACAACGCTAATACATTAATAATTATACAATATATCTTCATTTATGATAATTTGAACCCTGCTATTAATATACTGATCAAGGATGATAAAGCCCTGTAAATGCCAATAAATAAAAGGAAAATTAATAATTGAAAAGACAGGGGGTGGGGTCGGTAAATCGGGTTTTCCTTTGAGATATAGCCCCCCGAAATAGTAGCATTAAACTCCCTCTTACCCATGTGAGTGTACGATACGTGTGTGTATAAGCTAACATGTTACTGGTAGATAATTACCGTATTTGTAATAATGTGATTGTTATATTAATTAGGTATTGATTATTGTAAAAAAGTATAGATAAAGTTTGGAAAATAGAAAAAATAGGTTTTAATTTGTATCAAAAACGAACCAAATGGTAGACAAGGACACCGGTAAGATAAACCGAATGGTTAAATTAGTAGAAATTAGGAAGCAACAAAAGCGGACGATATCGGATATTGCTTATGAGATAGGGGTGAACCCGGTAAGTTTATCGAGATATGAGAGGGGGATAAGGGAGGTTCCTTATAGTGTATATTTGAAGTATGCTGGGGTATTGGGATATGAAGTAAGGGAGATATTAAAATAATAAATAAACGATTATGAAAACTGATTTGCAAAATAACCTTATTGAATTGACAAAAAAAGAGATAACAGATTGTGAGAAAAAGTTATATGCCTTAAATCGATTATTATCGTTGTACACAAACGATTATTTAAAGGTTGATAATATCGTTAAGCGCTCAAATGCAGGAAGAAAGGCCAAATATGATTTTAGGGGCATGAAAGTTGGGGACAGGATTGTTTTAAGCAACAGTTACAGCCGGTATGATCATGCGAAATATGGAAATTATGCACGTAATTTTGCAAGAAAAAGCCCTGATTGTAAGCATTATAAATTTAGCACGATAAGGGAAGGTGATAAAATTATAACAATAAGGATTGCTTAGCGTAATTGAAATAATTAAAAAACAAAATAACATGAATAAAATGGCAATAACAGAGAAGTTAAAACAGGCTATTACAGAGACGGTAAGGGAGATGTACTTATATCATTAATAAAATAAATTATGGAAAACTGGAAAGTATTGCCATTGTATGAGCCATATGCCACATTAGTAGTTCATGGTATTAAAAAAATAGAGACAAGGCCGTCAGCGACATCATGGGTTTATAAAAAAGATATTTATGGGAATGTTGTCAGTGGCAATTACCTGATATATTCTGCAAAGAAATGGGCAAGCGTACAGGAAAGGATATGTTACAGTGATTATTTTGCTGATGCTTTGCTTAAGTTGGGTATAATTGAGAAAAAAAGCACAGGATTGAGGTTAAACAAGGGGATGTTTAATTTTGGCAACATAATAGGGGCAGTTAATGTAATTGAATGTAAAAAAATACACATTACTGATGGTCCGTTAAAATTAAACCCGCATTATTTTAACGGGCTTGACGAAAATAATAAAGTAAGCATTACTTACATCCATGAGCCAGAACTTTCATTTGGAGATTATCGGGGAGGAAGGTATGCATGGCTGCTGCAAAACGCAAGGATACTTGAAAAACCAATCCCTTACAAAGCACAACAGGGATATTATCAGAATTATCATGGTGATGTTTCGCAGTTAATATTTAAATAAAAATGGAGGATTACCTTATATTACAAAAAGAAGCTGAATATTATTATAGGCAATACCGTGATGAAATACGTAAAAACGGTAGGAACGACATATCTGATGATTGGCATGACAAATACCATTATAGTAAAGTAAAAATGGGTTATATTAAAATTATGAATAATTTAGTATTTGAACTGTTATGAAAGAGAAGTCATTTAATGAAAACCTGACAGAACTGCAATGTGAGGATTGTGGTAGGTGGATATGGGAGAACGACCCGTATTATTTAATTGACGGTGATAAAATAGTATGCACTAATTGTGCGATGGATTATAAATAGAATCAATCAATTGATCTTATATTTAGAAAACAATTAAAATAAAGAAAATTATGTGGAAATATGTTGTAACGTGGTGTATTGCATACACATCAATAACAAGCCCCCCTCCTTCTTATGACCAATGGGGCAGAATGTTAAACAATAATAGTTTAGTTTTGAATACTGAAATAAATTATGATTGTAATAATAAGAAAGCATTTTATGATCATGATAGTGCGTATTTATTTTATCAAGAAACATTAAATGAAATTGATCGTAATCCTGGATTTCCGAATTTGTTTATTTACTCAGATTATGATGGAATAATAAGTAGTTGTAAAATTGATAGTGAATATGTAGACACGTCACTATATGGTGTGTTAATGGGAAACGATTCATTGTTTCTATCTATATTATGGGACACATTATCTTTCTATTCATTACGCATCGATATACAACCGGACACATTAAAAGCAGAAATATTGATATCATGCAAGCCTGTTGTTTGTGTTATAGACGGGTACATTATTGATGGATGGGACGGATATGTGTTTTATGACGAAAACTGGAATGAAATAGAGGAATATAAAATTTGGGATTATAAAATAAATTATGAGGTCAAATGACTGGTATAATAAACATCGTTGGAGGTTAAAGCATGGATATGCTGAAACGGATAATTATTTAATAGCTGAATTAATTGACACGCAATGGAGTGAAAGGTTTGAACATCTGATGAGAAACAGGCTTGTAATGGGCGCACTTAGATACAGTCGTTTGTTGGGCAGTAATGAACCGAACAGGACAGGCTTAAAGTGGGTAGAATCTGCTATTAAAAGGCTAAACAACTACATGATAAGCGGTAACACAGAAAACCTTGTAGATGCAGCAAACCTATGCCTTTTAGAATTTGAAAAAGGAATACACTATAAAAAACATTTCTTGAGCATAGACGATGGAGATCATGTTGAAGTTGTACAAATAATGTAGTTCAATAAATATTATTTATATGATAGACATTTCACAAAAATTAATCGAGACAACTATTAAAAATAGCTATTTTGAAAAGAAAAGGGACTATGTTTCAATGTCAAACGCATCCCTTTCAGTTGATGAACTGATAAGCCAATATTTTAATGGATTTGAATATTCTGAAAATATAGCTTTAAAATGTTATAAAGGTTATCAAATGGAATCAGACCTAAGGACCAGGATAATGTCATGTTTCCATGAAGAATGCCTGTTGGGATATGAACTTAAGGCATTTGACGGGATTGTCAAGGGCCATCCAGATTTATGGATATTCAATATGCCAGGTGACATAAAAAGTGTCCTTATGGATGAATGGATGCCGAAAAACGGTAAATTGCCCAAAAAAGTATACTGGCAGATGCAAGCATACATGCTTTTTTCTAATAGGAATCAATCAGTTGTTGTTTATGAATCAAGGGAAACTGGTTTGATAAATCATTTTTATCTGCGTGAGAACAAAATCGTACAGAAGGAAATATATGATAAATTTGAAACAGTAGTAAAAACAATAAAAAACAATAACCAATGAACAAAGCAATTTTAGTAGGAAGGGTAGGTACAGACCCGGATGTTAGATACCTGCAAAACGACAACATGGTGGCCAATTTTTCGCTTGCCACATCAGAAACGAAAAAAGACGCATCAGGGACAAAGTATCAGGAAACCGACTGGCATAAAATTGTCTTATGGAAACATCTGGCAAAACTGGCAGAGCAGTTTGTCCATAAAGGTGATTTGATAAGCATAACCGGAATGATCAAATACAGGTCATATGAAGGAAAAGACGGTATAAAAAAATACACGACAGAGATAGTGGCCAACGAACTGGAATTCCTTGGGAAGTCAAAAGAAAATGGAGGTTCAAAAGAGACAAAACCACAGATATCGCCTGAGAACGAATATGCCTCCGGGTATAACACTGGTAAAAAAGATGATTATATTGATGATGGAGATGATCTACCTTTTAATTAAGGGTTTAGCGTAATCCCGTAAAAACAAAACGCTACCATTTTAAATTACCGTTTTAAATTGTTTTATTTGCAATAAAAAATCATGAAGATATGTTTTAAATGCAATGAGTTAAAGCCGTTATCTGAATATTATGTTCATAAACAAATGAGTGATGGCCATTTGAATAAATGTAAAGAATGTACTAAAAAAGATGCTGATAAGAGAGAGAAGGAGTTAAGAAAAAATCCAGAATGGGTTAAATGTGAAAAAACAAGGTCAAGAGAAAAGTATCATCGTTTAAATTACAAAGAAAAACATAAACCAAATAAGGCATATAAAAGACAGGTTATAGATTGTTACAAAAATAAATATCCAGAAAAATATAAAGCACATATAAAAAGCCAAAGGATTAAAACCCCAGATGGAAAAGAAAAACATCATTGGTCTTATAATGATAATCACTTGACTGATATAATTTATTTAACCAACATTGAGCATAATAAAGCTCATAGGTATATGATATATGACCAAGAACGAAAAATGTATAGAAAATTAGATGGTGTTTTGTTAGACACAAAAGAAAAACATATTTATTATATAAATAATTTACCAGATGATTAAATAGTTTATTAACAACTTTATTAACAAATTAAATTAAAATTTATGAAACGTGAACAAATCACAATCTTAGGATGCAAAGTAGGAAAAAGCATAAGCATGACTTACTTCCACATTGCAGAAAGCAAAAACTACACAGTAGAAAACGATGAAACGCCACACCCGGATTTAATGAAAGCGCTACATGCGTTTAACGTTGACCTGGCCGAATCGTTCCATGTGTCCGGTAACGATGTTGACAATTATAAAGCCACTGGTTTTATAATACATGAAAAGAAAGGAAATTTCTATGTTACAATAACTGGAAAAGTTGTCACTGCGCACGAAGCGACTGTTGGCATATCGTCTGGACAGATACCGTACAATGCCAATGGGGACATTATGAACAATGAAATGGAAGAAAAGCTGCTTGATATGAGGGAAGCCTTGTTCCAATACATGTTTGAAGGTGTTGGTGCGCAACAAAAAATTCCTTTCTAAGAAGAAAAAAAAGAAAAAACTAAAAAATAACTTGACTTATATGTAACAATTATCGTAAATTTACGTTGTTATATGTATGGATTTTTTTTCATGGTTTAGTTAGTAGCAGGTTTTTTAAAGTTATCAGTATTTAATTAAGGGTCTGGGGCGGTAACAAAATTACCGCCCCCTTCTTTTTTGCAAAAAATTGATTATATTTGAATTATAATGTTCGTTGATATTAAATAGAAAGTATGTTTGGACGAGGGTTCGATTCCCTCCGGCTCCACCATGCCATTTAAGATGATGCTGGGTAGCGCCCAGATGATTTTAGGAGATTTCGGGGAAGCCTAAAAGAGAACAACAAAAATAGACGAGGGGGCAAAAAAATGCGTTTTACCTCATCTGCCCGTCCAGGGGCCGACATGGTTTTGACAGCGTATAAGTATGTTTGAAGTAGAACATTATAGCCTATAAACGGCAAAACAATTGAAATGTTTAACCAACAGCTTAGAGCAGTGGGTTAACAAGTCCTCCGGGGAACTAAATCCCCGGTTTTTTTGTATATGCCCATTGTTGCATATTTCAAATTATCTGTTTATATTTGCGCTTCTTCCATTTCAAAGAACATGACAGTAAATCCTTAAAACAGCTTCCGCCAGGGGGCTGTTTTTTTTATAAAAAATTTATATATTTGCAATAATTGTCATATATTTGCATGACCACAAAACAATATGAAAGTAGAATATATTACACATCAAGATATTTGCGGAGCTGATTGCTCCCTTGATAGTCGTTCTCTATTAGTGTTTTGTGGTCAAAAATACAAAATAGGGAGCTTTCACCCCGCAACTTCCAAAACTGATTTCATCGAGTTTAAAACAAAAGTGGGAGGCTGGTATTTAGGCCAGTCTATGTCGAAATTATCATCAACAAAACAATTTAAAATTAAGTGCTGGCAATGTCCTAAACTGACAACCAGTGACCTGAACTATGTTTTGTTGATAGGTCAAAATATTATAAATAGAAGTATTTATAATTACGTAGGAATAGCGTAGGGATACCGATTGATAATAATTCGACTTGTTTGATATCTTAAATGAATGAATAAATAATTAAATTTATAAGTTCAGGGATATAAAGACTTTATTTATATATAATTAAAAAATAATTAAAAAAATGGAAGAAAATAACATTTTTAACAGAATTATCTTAATCATTAAAAACATTAAAGCGTATAAGTATTGGAAAGCAAAAAGAAAAGGAAAAAAGTTCTGTGAACATGAAAGGGGTTGTGGATATTATTTGACGCTTGGATTACTTGGTCATAATGTAAAAGGCCAAAAATGGGAAACGGAAATGCAAAGCGGTAAAACAGGCATATATGAATTGGTAGGTTATGAAAGTTTCGGAGACCCTCATGATATGGTAAAGAAAAGCTGGTGGAATTTTATAGGTTATAAAGGGATTAAACCAATAAAAGAATGTAGTTTTAATGAATTTTTATCTATTTACTGCAAAAAATAATCAGAGTGCTTTGGTATGTGCTTTGCCATTATTTACCAAAGCATTTTAAAAATAAAAAAACGAAAAAAAATGAATCAAAAAACAGAAACACAAGTAATTAACAAAAATGCTTTGCCAGTTGCTTTGGTAAAAAATACCAAAGCATTTTTACAAAAAAAATATTAGTGCTTTGGTAAAAAATACCAGGGCAAAACATAAAAACTAAAATATGGAAAACAATGGAAAGAGAAATTAAATTCCGTGCATGGGACAATAAAAACAAAAAATGGTTATTGGGATATGAATATCCAAACCTGAGAGGTTTTTCTTTAACTGGTGAATGTGTAATGCTTGGTGAATGGGCAAGTGTATTTGAAATGTTCCTGTTTGAGAAAAACGGCTTAAAATGGGATGATTTAAAGATTATGCAATATACTGGATTGAAAGATAAAAATGAAAAAGAAACATATGAAGGCGACATAGTAAAAACAGGATATGGTGTTGGATCGGTTATTTTCGTAAATAGCTGTTTTATGATACAATGGTTAGATGATAAAGAATCATACGTTGAATTATTGATATCAAGGAAATTTCCACATGTAAGAAAAGATGATGATATGTTTGAGGTTATTGGAAATATTTACGAAAACAATGAATTATTAAAATGACAACATTTGTAGTACCGATAGCATATAAAAAAATAATTATTAAAATTATATGTTATATCATAATAAATTTATAATATTGTACAGTAAACAAATAAAAAAACACATGAACTACACGCCAAACGAAAAAAAAGTATATAATATACCATCTATGTTTAAATTATATTGAATTTATGTCAAATGAAACAGACATAAAAATAATATCGACCAAAATAACAAACATGGCGTTTACTAATGTAGGTTATTGTGAATTAAGGCAATTTATAATAAATTCAATAACAGAAATAGCTGTTGCATCATATAACAAAGGGTCTAAAGACAAACAAGAAACAATCACAAAGATAAAAGAAGCGCAGGATAGGATTATTAAGAATAAATTTAAAAAGATACTTAATGGATATATGTGACAAAAAAAATGCCCAAGTAATGGGCATTAGTTTTTTAGCGGCAATGGTTTTTTTAATCATCCAATGCTTCAATAGTTTCTACTGTTGCTGTAACCCAGCATTTGATCATAGTTCCGTGTTCGCCTGCCCCATATCCGGTACGAACCCAAATCTCAGAATTGACCAATCCATCAGAAACACCATCTTTATCGCAAACAGATGGAAAAGCAAGCATTCCAACAGTGTCAAAAGCCATAGTAACAGAATCATAATCTACCGGTTTTCCGGCGCCAGACCCTTTCCTTATTCGTCTGACTACAAAATTTTCTAATGCCATGATATTATAAATTTTAAAAAAGTTAATAATTGTAACAAAAATATAGTAAAAAAATGAGAAAAATCAAAAACATCCTTCTCTACATAGACAGTGAGAAAAGCGTGTGCAATTATTGGCGAGGTACAGGTGTGTTCAACGAACTGGAAAGGGACGGCCATGTAAAGACAAAAATATCAGATTGGAAAGAATCGTTGATAACATTAAGGAAACATGACATTGCGTATTTTCAAAGACCGATGTTTGGCCATTGCTTGCAACAGGTATTGATGGCGAAAGACTGCGGATTGAAGGTATGGGTAGACCTTGACGATTGGATGTCGTTACCTGACAACCACCCGGCAAAAAAGACTTACGATTCCAATTTTGACCTAAAAGCATTTAAGACTATAATGATGGCGGCAGACATAGTGTCTGTAACAAACGATAAAATGAAGGAATCATATTTAAGGTTCAATACCAATATAGTTGTAATACCAAATGCAATAAACGACAGGTTGTTCAAGCAAAGGCCGCAATCAACAAATAAAGTTTTGTTATGGAGGGGGGGGGTGAACCATATTAACGACATAAGGACAGAAACAGAATCAATAAAATACATCCTTGAAACGCATAACGACTGGAATTTTGTAACTATTGGAGAAAGGCTGCCAGAATATGACAGGGTAAAGAACCATCAACATATTGGCAGGTTAAGTATGCATGATTATTTTGGTTTTATGTTACAATTAAACCCGGCCATTGTAATCGCCCCACTTGAAGAAAACAAGTTCAATATGTTAAAAAGCAATATCGTTTGGCAAGAAGCAACTATTTCTGGTGCAGTATGTGTCACACCTGAATTTTCATCTTGTTGTGATGGTATTAAATATTGCTATTCTATCAGGGACGAACTTGATAGGATAATGAAAAACAGAAGGCTGATATATGAAAACTTTAAATCTTCCGTTGTGTCATTGAGAAAAAACTATTATTTGTCCAATATTAACAAACTTAGATTAAAAATAATAAAGTCGCTATGATAAAATACGAAGATCAAGTAGAACTTGTAAGGCCGTGGTGGAACCATAAAAAGTTCCATGAGGACAAATTGAAAGATGTCACGGTCCTTATATGCCAAAGGAAAACGAAAGAATTAATAACCTTGTGCCTTGAGAGCCTTTTGAATTTTTACCATGACATAAACGTTTTAGTGGTGGACGGTGATAGTCAAGACGATTCTTTATTGTATCTAAAGTTTAAAGCTGCGATGTACCCGAACGTGAAGGTATGGGAGAGGAAAGGGATAAACTCTCATGGGGTAACTATGGACGAAGCTATAAAACAACACATAAAAACAAAATATGTCCTTTTGATGGATTCAGATGTCATTACAATCCGGGGCGGATGGATAGAAGAAATGTTGGCAAGCATGAAAATGGGGGCATATGCGACTGGGGCACTGATGCTGGTCACACGATCGAATTATGCCATTGGACTTCCAAAAGACGAGGACGATGTTTTAAGGTATGTCCACCCGTCAACAGGTATGTATGACGTTGAACAGTACAAAAAAATGGAACCATTTGCAGATCATGGTGCTCCTTGCGTTTTTAACATGTTGGATGCAGAGAAAAAAAACCTTATTGTCGATTATTATCCAATTGACAGGTATGTCGCCCATTTGAGCGGAGCAAGCTGGTGTGTCCCGAAACCAATATGGCCACATGGGTTCAATGTTAGGCCGGTCTATTTCATGACAATAATACCATACGGGACAGAGCAAATGTACGAATCATTATATTGTCAGAAATATCAATGGTTTGATATTGTATTTGAAGGCGTATATGTTAAGGAACATATTATAATGCACCAATTTGGGGAAAGGAACGTAGGAAATTCAAATTATCAAAACAGGATGCTTGTAAATGGCGAATATGTTTGTGAAATAAATGAATGCGTCTCTGCGACATTTGAAGAAAAATTTATAAATTACATTATAGAGAACGGGGCTGTTGATGAATTGGAAATAGATAATATTAAAATTGTAAAACGCAATAAATGGCAACAGGAGAACGCATTGAGATAAACATATTTTGGCACATACTATTGAAAAACCATGCCATTGAAATAATCCGGGAACAATTACGCTGCATGAAAGAAAGCGGGCTTTTCGACAGGGCAAACAATATATTTATTGGGCTTATAGTTGTGGATTTTACTTTATTAAAAGAATTTCAATTAATAATTTCATCAATAAAAACAAATATTGTTGCGGAAAGCGTAAATGAACTGGATTATGAATTTTTAACACTTGATTATGTTTATGAAAAATGTTGCAAAGAGAACCCATTTTATGGTCTTTACATACACACTAAGGGGGTAAGTTATCCCGGAAATGAGGGAGGGAAATTTTGGCTTGATTATATGAACCATTATAACATTACAAGATGGAAAGAAGCGGTTGACAAATTGGACAAAGGATATGATTTATTTGGCGTAAATATGTTGACAGAAAATAATATCCCAGCAAATAGAAGGCATTATTCAGGAAATTTTTTTTGGTTTTGGTCTGATTATATATCAACGCTTACAGATCCTAAATTACTTGACAGGAGAAACAGGGGAGAAGCAGAGATGTGGGCATGTTCCAATTATCCCATAGCGGCTACCGGATGCCAGGTATTTGTTGATTATAACACAAAAGGAAAATTTGAACCATTTAAAATAAATAGCAACATATGAACTACGTACATTCGCTTTGTTGGAACCTTCCCTGGGAAGTAAAAGAAGCCACAAAATCGTTATATGAACTAAACGACAAAAAAGATTTTGTCCATATAATCGTTGATTTGGGTTTTCCGTTGATTAAAGATGTGGTTCCAAAAGATATTGAAGAAACAAAAAAACAACAATCACAATTATTGCAAGGAATAGCAAAGCAATTTGGTTCTGTCTATTTGCAATTGCCAAACGTTGGAGTTTCACAAAACTGGACCGCTGTCTATGAATGGTTAGTGGCATATCATGGTTTTACTGAAAAGGACAACCTTATCTGTGCAGACCCTGACGAAAGGCCAAGGCCCAGGAATTGGGTACAGGCCATTGGTGATGTTTTGAGATCAGAAGAAAAATACGGATGGGTTTCATTGTCGCTCCCAGAACATTTTCCGATATTGAACAAGTCAAATACCATAGAAAAAAAAATATCCGGCCATAGGGTATGGGAAATAATAGGTAACCTTAATTGGGCGCAAGGTGGGTTTTCAGGAAAATTCCTGTCAGAAGAAGGGGGCATACCATACCTGGAAGAAATGCCTATTTATGGAGGCATTGAACATGCATCATTGATTGTGATGAAAGAATTAGGGTACAAATGGTGCATGTTGCCTGATTATATTGTAGACCACACCGATTATGAAAAAGGGACAGAAGGAGCTTCAAGATTGTTAAGGGAATGGAAAAATGATATAATCTTTAATTTAAAACAACAAATAACATTTGAAGAATGGCTAAAAAGGTTTTAGTTCTTGGTGCTGCTGGGTTTATAGGTAGCAATATTGCTAAATCGTTAAATGAAAACGGATATGTTGTTGCCGGTGTTGACAACATGAGTTTTGGAAGCGAGAAAAACGTACCTGATATTGTTTTTGGCCGTCAATGTATATCAACATTGGAAAAAGATTTGTTAAATACATTTGATGTAATAGTATCTTCTTATTGTTCAAACATAATATATGCAATGGACAATATGGTTGAGACATATATCAATAATATTGTAAATGGTATAAAATGTTTTTCAAAATTCAATGGAAAAATAATATATCTTAGTACATCGTCTGTTTATGGAAATCAAAAAGAATATCCTACAAAAGAAGATGCTGAGATAAATTTACACGGGGCATACGCTATCTCGAAACATGTTATGGAACAATATCTAAAGCAGAGGGGAAACTTCACCACGCTTAGGCTGTCAAATGTATATGGCTATAACCATAGGCCTGAAAACCCTTATTGTGGTGTAATAAACAAGTTTATATATAATAAATTGACAAATAATGTCAATAAAATATCAGGTGGATATAGTTCATCAAGGGACTATACGTTTGTTACCGATGTTGTAAATGCTTTAATAAAATGCATTCAATTACCAGCATTTAATCAAGAGATCAATATTGGGACATCGACAGAAACAACTATCTTTGAATTGGCAAAGATGATAGGCGGTGACTATGAGGTTATTAAAAAAAGAGAGATTGATGTGATAGAAAGAAGGTGTTTGGATATAAGCAAGGCTAAAAAACTTCTTGGATGGGAACCAAAGGTATGTTTGGAAGAAGGCTTGAAATTGACAGAACAATGGATCAAAGAAAACTATGTTAAATAATTTACGCAACATACACGCATACGTGAAACCGGAAGGTTTTGTCCTTTTGCCGGACGAATCTTTTATTTTAGACAAAGCAACAAACAGGAACCAAAAAAGGCTGTTAATGAAATATGTCAGGAAAATTCATGCCAATATAGCAGAATTAGAAAACTATTTCTACGACAGCCTTTTTATTGACGAAAAAGGATACAATGAAGCGTATACGGAATGTCTTGATAAGTACCATGAAATATGTGAGCGGTTCAGGTGGGTCCGTGGAATAAATATGGATGAATATTATTTTGTTAAACTATTTAAACCATTGGAAAATGAAGCCGATTGTATTTGACAACGAAATGACCACTCATAATATAGTGTCTTTAATGGAATCAATACATGATTCAATTAGTAAGGAAAAAATCATTTTATATTTTAGCGGGCACGGAATAAATATATCAGGGGAGAAGATGTTGATAAACTTTATAAATAATTTGGATTTAAACAATGTTCAAATAGAAATAATTGCATTTAACCATTTGTTTGAAAGTGCATTTAATGTTTTTTTTAAATGTTGTCCGCAAAAGTCAATTTTAAAGACTGTAATAGGTATGATAAGGTTGCCGCAAGACCCTGCCGCTTTAAAAGAAATTAGGGTTGAAAACAGGTTTTTATACGATGTGGCAAAAAAAGATAATGAAACATTTTTAAAATGGATAAGCCCTGTAAATTTTACAGAAAGGGAAGCAAGAAAGATAAAGTCTGGAAAACAATTAATGTTGGACAACAACAGGCTTATGACAATATTACACGGATATTATAACATATTATCAGAACCGGTGTAAACTACCCACCCACAGCTAACGCTGATGGGATGGGCTTTAAACAATAAACAAGATGCGTATTACAACACAAAATACTCTGTTTTTCAGGCTGGCTTACAACACAGCCCCATGCGGCAATATTCTTAGCAGCGTTATGATCTGCATCAGAAATATTACCACAATTTTCACATCTAAAGTGTTTGCCATTTCTTTTGCCAATATGCAAACATTCGCTACACGTTTGAGAAGTGTAAGCTGGCGGAATAGCGAACAACTTAATCCCATTAAGTTTAGCATTATATTCCAAAAACTGACGAAGTTGGTAAAAACTCCAACGGTTCAATTCGGTTTTAAGTGCTTTGCTTTTTGGCTTTGCTGTTTTGCGTATGCCTCTCAAATCTTCAATAGCTATGCCTTTATTTTCTTTTTTGGCTTTAGCTACTATTTGTTTACTTATTGTGTGGTTGTTTATGGTAACAAACCTTCGTTCTCTGCCACTCAACCGTTTCAGCAGCTTGCGGCTGCTTCTTGTGCCTTTAGCCTGAACGCTGGCTCTCACTTTAGAATATTTTTTACGAAGTTTTTTAAGTTGTTCAGAATTATAGTTAGTTCCATCACTCAATGTAACGATATCCGATTGCCCAAAATCGCAACCAATAAATTCTTCTACATCCTCAACATCTTCTTCGGGAACGTCAACTGTTTGAAAAAGGTAAAACTTGCCTTTCTTGTAAACCAAATCGGCTTCTCCTTTAATGTAAGGAATGTAGCTTGGATTATGGCAAACAAAGTCAATCTTTTGCCTACCACCAATACACCACAAAGAAACCACATTGTTAGGCTTGTAGGTCATTATCCTACTGTCATAAGCAATACTTCCAAGTGGCTTGAAGGTGCGTTTGGTTTTCTTGTCCAACTTATAAGCATCAGCAACTTTAGCTATTTGCCTAATAAGTATTTGGGAAGAAAGTTGAAATGTAGCTTTATACGAATGGTAAACTCGGTGGTGAAGTTTAAAGTTATTGAAAATCTTTTCTTGCCAAGCCACATCAGAAATAGCATTGCAAACAGCATTAGCTTCCTTCATTGTTTCGAGAAGCAAGTCAGCCTGCTGGTCAGTAGGCAAAAGTTTTATTTTCAACGTCAACTTCATGCCATGAATATACAAAATATTTCTGATATAAGAAAATTGTTTAACTTTGGTAATGCGAAAGCAGGCGCATTCCTCCCATCGGCACTTCGTGACCAATGGGTTTCCTGCGCTTAGATTTTATGAAAGACGAGATAGAATATATAAGGTTATCGAGAGAAGAACTGGAAAAAATAAAACTTGTTCCTGGAAACAATAAGGTATTGCTGAAAAAACTTACCAATAATCAAAACCAAAGGACAAAAAGCGGTATATGGATAGCGCCAAAACCATTGATACAAAATGTTATTGACCATATAGACAGGGTATTCGAAGTTGTACAGGCTCCTGTTAAATTAAGATATGAACCAGCACATATGAGGGGATGGGTAGATAAATGGCACAAATATTTCTGGACGCCTCCTTGGAAAGCACAGATAGAAATACAAAAGGGTGACATAGTAATTTCTGCTAAAATACAGATACCAAAAAGCGTTCATGTAAAATGTGAAGATGAAATATATTTATTTCTGGACTACCATGAACTTTATTTGGCATTTAGGCCGGGAGACGGTGAAAAGGAAATAATGGGAAGGAGCATAAAAGAGATAATACCTTTAAATGGATTTGTAGTTTGTAAAACGATAAAAGATTGTTTACATTCTAAAGTAATATGGTTGCCAAAAAATCCCAATGATAAAATAAAAAGAGGCGAAGTGGTGCTTGTTGGAAAACCAAACTTAGTATATTCAAATAAGTCAGATACAGATGAAGGGTTTGAGAATTTAAAACCAGGAATGATTATTATGAAAAAAAGCACGCTTGTGCACCGGGACTTGGAAAATGTAATGCACGCTGTATTTGATGGCGACAATGAACACTTTGTAATTCAACGGAAAGATATAATACATGCTGAATAATGGGAAAAGTAAACTTAGATAGTATAAACACAGAAAAATTTTATTTTAATCCAAAGAAACCTGATTTTGTCAGGGAATCATTTAAATATAAAGAATTTGATTTGAAAGATTTTCCAGAACTCAGGGAAAACTTATTAACATACATAATTGTTTTGTACGACAAAGAATCACCTATAAGGAAGGACAAAGACGCCCAATTTGTACAAAAGAAAAGACATGCCGCTGAAATATCGGGATTAATGGACAGGGGCAAGATAATAGAAAAAGTGGTTGATGTCCTTTTGGGGGCAAATGACCAGTTCAATAAAGCAATGGCCAAGTACCTCACATTTCAGCATAGCCTCGAACTGACAAGGGTTGCTATATTGGAACTTGCACAAGAGAAGGCTATTATAAACACCATGAGGGACGGTGACGCAAAGTCAATAGATTTGGCCATGAGGACAACAAAAGACCTTGAATCTGCTTTGAACGAAGTATCTGGTGGAAGCGAATGGTATAAGATGCGGGAAGCGATACAGGAAGAAGCGTCAAAGATGATTGACGGGATAAGGGTTGAAGACCATGTTGAGATACACGAGAAAGGAGAACTTGAAAGCCCTTATCCAAATTATAAACAAAAAGACGTCAAATTTATATCACACAGAAAACCGGAATAGTGACAAATCAAAAGTAGTCATGAAAAAAATATAAATTTGTAGCTCATAAACAGGGATTATGAGCATATTGAATAAAGTACCAGAGAGAATTGATTATAAAGACTACTTGCCAGCAGATAAATACGTAGGAATAAACGAGGACGATTCAGTCCTGACACCAATATACCTATCACTTCCAGAACCTCCAAAATTACAATATATTGACGGATACGGTAAAAACCCATTAGAACAAAAATGGAAACGCCTTGAAACACCAAAAAGACTTGAACAACTTGAAATAAAAGCAATAGAACAATTGACAGAAGAACAGCGTGTAAACAAACACGAGACTGTAACTGCATTTAAAATACAAGAACGTTTTTGGGAACTGCTGTATGCGCAAAAAGAACATTATGAAGAAGAAATTAAATTCATTAAAAGAATACATTATTATTTACGGTACGGTTATTGGTGTTTTATAAAAGGAAAACCTACATGGATACCACCGTTTTATTTTTTCTTTTTACAGTATTGTTTTATGCCGGAAGAAGAAATCCATTATCCTGAATTTAGGGATGCCCATAGAAAATCTGAAATATTTGAACATTATTCATATACGACCAAAGAGACGTTTGTAAATATAGACAAAGATGGGAAAGCTGTCCCTGACGAATTTGGTGATTTGTATATGCAGGAGATGAACGACCGTGTATCATATGGTGACCAAGAATCAAAAAGAAGAAGGTTTGGGGTGTCTATGAGAAGCATATGCAAATTGTTTGTAATAGCAATTACAGGTAAAGGGAGAAAATGTATAATAACATCATTTACCCCGGAGGAAGCAAAAGAGAAATTATGGGACCCGATAGTTATTCCAATATGGCAAAACCTACCGTTATTCCTAAAACCTGTCAACAACATGACAGACAATCCTGAATACTCATTAGTCTTTAATAAGCCGAGAAATTCGTTTACAAAAAAATTTCTAAATAGCCGCATAATAATGGCTGAAAACTCAAAACTGACAGCAAGTGATGGTGGCAAATCACATGGCAGGCTTGATGATGAGCAAGGAAAAATAAAAATTGTAAACACAGAAAAAAGATGGGACATAAATAAACTTACCATGTCGCAAGGTGCAAGGATATTTGGGTACGCCAAACACCCTTCTACTGTTGAAGAATTAAACGAGGGAGGAAGGGAATTTCAGAAAATGTGGGAATATTCTAATTTTTATATAAGAAAACCGAATGGACAGACATTCTCTGGGTTGTTTAGACAGTTTTGGAAAGCATGGGACGGGTATGATGGATTTATAGACCCTTGGGGGTATTCAGTAATAGAAACGCCTACAAAAGAACAATTGCAATATGCCCCAAAAAGCGCAACATATAAATCAAAGAAAATAGGGGCGAAACAGTATATAATTGAAAACAGGGAAATACTAAAAGCTAAAGGAGATCAGGATTCCTTAGATAAATATAGGGAGACTATACGAAAAGAGCCAATTGATTCCACGGAATGTTTTATGGGTTCCAGTGGAAGTATAGGGTTTGACATACAGATATTGGACGCAAGGATAAAAGAACTTGAATCTATGAAAAAGCAAACCGTTTCTGGTAATTTTAGGTGGGTTGCGGAAAGATTTGGCAGGGTAGAATGGGATCCGTCAGAAAACGGCAAATTTGAAAAGTCATTTGATTTGAACCCAAACGAAACAAATAGGAGATTGCCAGGGGAAACATATTCTGTAATACAAGGAAAAATGATACCTTCATGGAGGCCTGAGCATCCAAATAAGTTTATTATAGGAGTAGACCCTATTGAATATACCAACAAGTCAGAGGCTAAATTACTTGACAAAAAAATAAGGCAAAGTGATTTTGCGTTAGCGTTAAAAATAAGAAAATTAAAAACAGACATCGATCTTGATAAAAGAAAATGGGAGGGGTGTCTTGCTGGGTTGACGTATAGGTATAGGACTGAATCAATAGATGAAATGTGCGAAGACGTTTTAATGGCAGCTATATGGTCTGAATCTCTTATATTTTTTGAACGAAACAAAGGAACAACACTTTGGAGAAACATAATTGAATGGGGGTTTGCCGGGTATCTTGGATATGGTACATCCCCTGACGGGAAGGTAAACGATTCACCGGGAACATATATTCAGGGAACAAATAAAAACGAAGGGTTCGAATTGACAAGCGACCATATAAAATTTAGGGGGCATAAGGAAAACCATATAGCGCTATTAAAAGAATTTAGAGAAATACCTGGTCCCGAAATGTTAAAAAAATATGACCTTGTTGCAGCATGGATACAATGTGAATTAGGGGAGAGGTCTGGATATGTTGATTACCTTGAACAGGTAAATACAGAAAGCTCTTTGGACATAAGTGTATTTATGGAATATATGAATTCTCAAAATTATTTATCGTAATCAATAACTTTGTATAAAAAAAAGATGTACAGGGACGAAAAATATGTCAATGGCACTTTTCTTATGCCAGATTTTGAAAACACACCTTTTGAAGAAAAGAAGAAAAAAGAATTCTGCATATCGGTAGGAAAGTGGCTATATCATTTACATTTGAATGACAAAACGGCAATACCAGCTTCGCTTGAACCATTGTTTCAATTGGCAAGGTTATATGGGGAAGGAAAGCAGCCTAAAGAAATATATGAAAAAACACCAAATAAAAGCAGTTCAACCGGCACAACAAATTATTTTGACAGAGAGGTAAGAAGAAAAGGGCTTGCCAATCAAAATGACAGGATAGTATCGTTGATGCCTAAGATAAAATCTATTATTATCCCAATGTTAAAAAATATAGATTTTGATGTTAGGTGTGATGCTGTTGACCCGGTGTCTGGATCAGAAGAAGAAGATAAGATGATGAGGGTATGGATGCGGTCACATCTTGGCGGTGTCCTTGATGAAATAGCATTAAGGGCTGGCCTTCCTATAACAAACGATGAGATATTCCCGGAAGATTCAAACGACTTAAAGCAATTAAGAATGGAAGGTATGTTCAAGCCAGAACATACAATTGAAGTGGAGGAAATAATAAAGCATATACTGAACATATCAAAATGGGACGAAGAGCTTAGTGAAAAGTTTTCAAACGAAGCGTTGGACACGGGATATATCTGCGGATATTGTGATTATGACTATGAAGACAAATCAGAAAAAATACATTTTTCATACCCGGAAGACACAATAAAACAATATTCAAAATCAAGGATGTATGCTGATTCAGATTTTGAAGGTGTAATAATTGATTATCCTATTTCAATTTTAAGATTAATATTACCTGATGTAAGTTTAACGGAATGGATGAATTTGGCCAAAAAATTTCAAGGGTATAAAGGGAATCAAAATATAGCTGATTTTAACAGGTGGTCAGACACGTATTCAGGTTATGGGTCACCGTGGGACGAATTTAATGTCCCTGTGTTTTGTTATAATTGGACAGATGTTGAAAAACAAGAAAAAGTAAAATATACTACCAAAAAAGGCAAAAAAGTAATTTCAGATAAAGACAGGACAATAGAATCGCTTCATACAAAAGACAACTTGTTTACACACAGAAGAAGGTTAAAAATGGGATGTAAATGGATATTATGTACAGACCTTGCATGGGATTATGGTCCATATCCGAACCAACCACACAAAATGACCAGGCCGTTGTCATCTGTATTTATATATCGGTTCCCCTATGAATCTCTTACTATACGTTGTATGCCTTTAATGGACGATTTACAGTTTGCTTGGAAGAAATATAATGATGCAATGGCCAAAGCGTTTCCTGGGGCGGTGGCCATAGATATAAGCATGTTAAATAACATTAGCGATAACAAGAGCCCTGGAAGGAAATTAGATTGGACGGAAAACATAAAAAACATGTACAATACAGGGATATTGGCATTTATGCCAAACCCTATAAATGTACATGTCACCGCAAGCGGTGGAGGGATACCAATACACGAAATACCGTCAACTGTATTGAAAGCATTGTCAGAATACTTATCTGTCATAAACCAGATAGTGTTGTTATTTGAAACATTTACGGGGTTTAGTCCTGTGTTTTTAGGAGGTACGCCAACAGACAAACAAGCGGTAAAGAATACGGAATTATCTTACAATTCTACATTAAAATCATTACAACATGTTGTAGACGGTAAAGGTCTTTTTAAACAAGCGGCAGCGGAATATTGCGCTGAACGCATGAGGATAATACTTGAAATAGATGAAGACGCAAGAAAAGTATATGAAAGCATTATAGGTGTTGAAGGCGTATCTCTTATTAGAATGGCTAAAAAAAGAGGCGCACAATACGGGTTTAAAATGGCTGCACGTCCGTCAGACCAAGACAAACAGGCTGTAATAGAACAAGCAACATTATCATATCAAGCGCATCAACAAGGACAGCCAGGATTAAATGAAGGGCAAAGGACACGTATTATATTTATGGTAAACAGCGGTGTCAATCTTGGGAATGTGTCAAGGTATATGGATATGTGGATACGTAAAGACAGAAAAGAAAAAGAAATAGCCCAAATACGTATGGTACAGGCACAAAGCCAAGAGGTACAAAAACAAGACCAAACAAGGGGCGCTATAAAAGAAGCGGAAGATAAACGGGCGTATCAGGACAAAGTAAATTTTGACAAAATAGAAACCGATAATAACATTAGGGAAATAGTTGTACAGAAAGACTGGGAAAGGAAAATAAAACAGGCTGAAAGGAACGCACAATATAAACAATCATTAAAAGAAGAAATAAATGCCGGGGCTTCATCCAAAATCTAAATTAGAGATAATTGAGAATATAGAGAAAAAGAATGTTGATGACATAGATTATATTGATGTCATGGACAAAATTGAATCTATGATGGAAAAATATTCTACTGTTGACACGGGGGATGAAACATTAGAATCCTTTGATTATTCTGTTTTAAAAGGCATGTCCCCTAAAAGCATAACTGATTTTGTTTATGACAACAAAGAAGCATTAGAAAAAGAATATGGAATAACAAATGAAAACATTGATAAATTTATATCAGGCATTAACAAAGCAAATATAATTCCATATAAGGCACGTAAATCTGGTGGAATTAAGGATGAATATGGAAATATAATAAATACTGGACAGAAATGGGGGTTTTATAAAGAAATAGATCGTTATGAAAAAGCAAACGACCGTCAAAACAAACCTATATATTTAAGATATTACAAAGATGGCACATATGATGTTTTAGATGAACCAACATTTAATGATGAAAAATATTTTAACCTATTGCCAGAAAACATGAAAAATAAAACAGCAATACCGATAAATGAAGGGGAAATGGAAAAATCACAAAGAGAATTAATGTATGACCGTATATTGTCGCATCAATCTAAGCTGTAAGTCACTTTTTGAAAAATGAAAAATTTAATATATATTTTTGTAAGGAACAAATAACAAACAAACATTATGGCAGATGAAAATTTAAACAGCAACGCAGAAACAGTTGAAACAGGAGGCCGGGCTACAACAGAAGGCCAACCAGTAGAAAATAAGTCAAGTATTGACATTGAAAGTTTAAATACGTTCCTTGAAATACCAGAAGACAAAAGGTTTAAATCGGCAGATGAATTTAAGTCCACTTATTCAGACATGCACGGCAGATATGACCAGTATAAAGATGTAGAAAGGGTAAAAAAAGAATTGGGTGAGAAGCAATCTGAGTATGAAACCCATATGAAGGAGGTAGAAGCCCTTTACCAAGAAGCAAACCCGGAGAAAATATTTGGAAGCAAAGAGGCGTACAAAAATTATTTGATACGCCAACAAATAACACAGGACGGGTCAAAAGATGCCGGTGTTGTTGACACAATATTAAACAACGACATAAGCAAGTTTGATGAATTGGAGCTTATCTTTTACAATAAAATGATGAATATCCCAGGATTAGATATGAACGAAGCGATTGGTGATATCATATTTAATGATTTAAGAAAAAGCGAAGATGATTTTGTTGACGAAGATGGCAATAAAATCCCATTGGACAAAATTAACAAAGCCGAATTATTCAAGATTTTGAAACCTCATGAAGTTGGCAAATTGAAAGCAATGGCTGCAAATGCAAAGAAAGAACTATTGTCCATAAAGAACACTGACGTTCAGGCGGACAATAATTATTTCACATCGTTTCAGGCAAAACGTGATGCTGAAAAGAAAGCCAAAGAGGACAAAATAAATTCTTTAAAGGAATCATGGAAACCGGTGTACGATTCTTTTAAAGACATTAAAAGCGTTCAATTGACAGAGAAAGACAAAGAAGGAAACGAACAAGTTATTTTTGACTTCCCGATTGACAGTGGGGTATTGTCAAAGATGGACAAAATCGCAGAGGAGTATGTCGTATTTCATAACATTGAACGGACTGACGAGAACATCCAAAAGGTGAAGGATGATCTTATTGATGGGTACGCAAGTAAAAATTGGAGGAAACTTGTTACGGCTGCACTTACCCAGTCTGCGCAACGGGAAGTGGAGAAAAACATTTCTGAAAGGGAAAACAGGCAACCCATGAACACCAGGTTAAACACCGAACAGCCTACAACGGATGTAGCCAAAATTAACGATGAAAGGCTCCGAAAGGCAGGTTTTATTTAGTAACAATTAAAATTTAAAAAAAATGGCTTTAACAACAAATATTACAATGCCCGAATCCGGCGTAAGGCAGGGGGCGTTTCGTTCAGCGTGGATAAATTCCTCGTTTTTGGACGACCAGACATTCCGTAAAATGTTCAATCAAGCGGGCAATGTACCGTTAATGGTTGACTTTCTTGATAAACCTGAAAGCAAAATTTATATTGCAAACCAGGATATGGATATTTATGAAAAACAATATCCTGAAATGGCGTTATTATTAGCTGCCGATATTACTGCCGGTGCAGCAGGTGCTACAATTAATGCAGTAGTGGATTCATCACAGATTACCGGAGGAAAACATGCGTTCAGGGTAGGCAAATCATTGTTTGTACCGGCTGAATATATGCCAGCAGGAGTTGTTATACCACAGGAATATATCATTGAATCACTTGCAACTACCAATAGTGCAAATGATACATGTGTTTGCCGTCCTGTAAATGCAACTGGAACATATTCAACAGCAGCCCAGATTACATCAACTATACCGGCAGGTGAATACCTTTCATTAGGGGCTGGTGCATCTGGTCCTGAAACAGGTCAACCAGAAGGATTGACATATAGTTGGGCAAAAAAGACATTTAGTCCACGTGTCATCAAAGAAACCGGTAAGTTAGGTGTAGGTGTTGCCGCAAAACAATGGCTTGAACCGATCAAACTTGACCTTATTGGCGGTGGAGAAGGTATATTAAGCAGGATACGTGTTGATTTGGAAAAAAGGTTGCGTAAACAATCTGACCTTTCATTTATAGCCGGTCAAAGGGATGACAATGCTGCATTAGTTGCAACGTCTGACTTTGGTGATTCAAACCTGATAAAATCAAGTGACGGTATTGGACATTTGGCTGCACAGTATGCGCAGAATGTTATAATGCCTTCAAGTGGCGACATAGTGATTGACGACTTTGACAATCTTGCTGAGGTATGGGAATCAGTAGGCATGGAGGCCCGAAACGCAATTGCATACATGTCTCCTGTTGTAAACAGGATGCTGCAACGTTCAGGTCTTGATATAATCAAAGATTATTCAGGAGGTTCAGACCTATTAAACCGTGAAAAAACAAGGCTTGGTATAACATTGCAAGGCATTACCCGTGGAGGCATCAATTATACGTTTTATCCATTGGCTACATTGACCGATCCGGCAGGTCTTGGCGCTAAAAAGTCAAATGGTACATATATGTATCCACAATATGCCGAGATGATGCTTATTGTACCTGAAATGGACATTGAAATGAAAATGGCAGGCTCATATGCTAATTATTCATCAGGAGAAAGATATTCAGCAGGGACAGTTGGTAAATTTCCTAACATGTTTTTAGGTGTTATCGAGAACAATGGCGAATCACTTGAAAGATGGGGAGGTATTTATGAAGGACCTAATGGATTTAGCGGTCCTGACGGTAAAGTTTCTACCGACAAAGCAAAAATTGAAGTATATCACAACACCTCAATAATGCTTATCTGGGGAGAAATCAATAAGTGTATTTACGTAAGAAGGAAACATTAGTCAATATAAGGGGGATTTATTTCCCCCTTAACTTTTATAATTTAATAAATAAACAAACAAAGAATTATGCTTTTAGTAAACATGAAACAAATTGACGATAACTCTAAAATCGGTCAATTTATGAACGCAAAAGTTGCCAAATACCAGGCAATGGATAAACCAATCGAGTTTGAAAGTTATTTACAGAAGATCAGAAAAAGGTTTTTGGTAGATGAGACAGGTTCTCCTACCGGAATGAGGGAGAGGACACAGGGATTATGGATAGGTACACAGGAAAGATATGTTGTTCCGGGAGTAGGAAGTGTTATTGTAAATTATGTCGATAACCTTCCAAATGTAAAACCAGACGGAACTTATGATGTAAAAAAAGGTTTAATTGGCATAACAAACGGAATATTAAGGATTGTTCCGAGCGAAAACCCGGACAAAGCCTTTTTTCTATGTGAAATATCAAGTATAACAAAAGACGGTGAAATATCTATTGTTGACAGGGTATCAGAGGACAAACAGGAGAATGATAAGATTGCAGATGCCAGTATGGTAGATTTTATGGTCAGCCATAAAAGTTCACCAATATCGCCTGAGACAATAGGAAGTGAAAACATAATCAGGGACTTAGCGGCAGCGTGGGGCGTCTCTGACAGTGAGAACAAACCATTGCCTACCATAAGGAAAGAATTGAGGTTAAACGTCCATAACAGCCACAAGAAAAAACAAACAACAAAACGTGGTTATGATGAATTTTTTAGGGACATTAACGATGCCCAAAGAGGTGGCAATGCAGAGATAAAAATGAGAAAAGACATACAACTTGCCATTGAGAAAAACAAAATATCTCATGTTGAAACAAGGGTAGTATTATTTCCAGGCACAACAGTTGAAAGGGAATTGTTAAGGCATCGCCCAACAGAATCCGATGTATGGATCGATAAATTATTGACATATTTATTGGCCAACCCCGACACGCTGAAAGAATTACGTGATGAACTGTATTTTGTTGAATCAATGACCCAAGAAGAAAAAGGCCGGAATTTTGATATATTGAACATACAGGACAAAATTGAACAGGTTGGAAAGATGAAAGCATGGACGCAGGTATTAAAATTGTACAAAGAAGAATGCGGCTTGTCAGAAGACGATATACCGGAAGCAAACAAAATGGCTTACGTTAAAGAAAAGATTATTGAGTATTATAAAAATACCGGAAATTAATTCCTGTTTGTTTATTTGTTTAATGCCCCGTTTCACGTATGTGTTCGGGGTTTTTTAATTTCAAAGAATTTAATATATTAAATTTGTTAAAAAAAAAAGGATGCATATAGGGGACATAACAAAGACCGTTGCAACAATAGCTGAATCTTATGGTAAATTTATACTGTGGAATGTAGATCAATTGAACCATGTTTATAAGTTGGTGAATTATGATGTTTTAAAACTGCTTATAAGGAAAGCAGAAATAGACAAAATAGTATCAGCATCTTTATTGCCTTTTCAGTCTGACCCTGTAACTATAAATTTAACATCCGGTACTGGTACGCTTCCTTCGGATTTTTATCAAAAAGCTAAAGTAACTGCAAATGGAAGGTCTGTGGACATACTTACCCAGATGGAGGACGAAGAAAGGGAAACAAGTCCTGTAAGAATGGCATCAACAAGGTATCCGACAGCAATAATATATGATGGACAAATTAGGGTAAAGCCTACAACTATTGCAAACATATCAATGGTATATTGGAAACGTCCGACAGACCCGGTATATGCCGTTACAGAGACAAACGGTATATTAGCATATAGCCCGTCAAGCGTACAATTTGATTATAATGAAGAAAATTATTCTGACATAATAAGGTTTACATTAGAATATATGGGCATTGTTGTCAAGAATGAAGAAATAATCCCTTTTGTACAAAGTAAAAAAATAGAACAACCTGTATGAACGTCAGTCAAGCATATTATATAGTAAATACGCTCAGAAAGGATAAATTTAATGTCCCTGAGATCATAAAAGAAGAATTTAATGACCTTCTTTTGTTTTCTAATGATTCATATTTTACAAGATTATTTGCACAAAAAAAAGCAGAAGCCGAAAAGATGTCAATTACATTTGAAGAATATCTGTCAAAAGATGAAGATTTCAGGCCATTAAAAAAGACCGAGACAATAGCGCTTACAACTGGGGTTGGAAACCTCCCTTCCGATTACCATAAATACATCTATGTAAGAAACGCATCAATAGGGGCAACTGTGGTACAAAGCCATGTAGATATTGTAAGCGACAAAGAACTTATAGAGGGGGCGTATAATGTTTTTGGTTTAATGGAATATCATCCAAAAATCGTAATTGATGGTGCTTCTATAAAAGTATTACCAAGTAATATAACAAGTATTGGACTTACATATATTAAAAACCCGGCTACACCGGTATACGGTGAAGCATACAATGCGACATCTGGGCTTAACGAATATGCTGCCGGAAGTTCTACGCAATGGGAATGGGGGGAAAGGAACCATGTAAACATATTGCTTGAAATATTTAATTTAATGAATTTGTCTGTATCGTTGGACGATGTTAAAAAATACGTAGAGAAATGACATTAGCGCAAATATATAAACTTATAAACCTTGTCTCATTAAAAGAGAACAATGGCAACCTGTTTAAGATATATGACATGAACAATGCCATTATAGGTATTGATAGTGAATTTCTCTTAGATAATATTAAAGAATATGAAAAATACCAAGACAACCCTAAAGTAAAACAATCTGTACTTGCCGGGAAGTCAATAAACGAATTAATAACACCAAGTGACATTATTATGACATTAGGGGCAGGTACATTGCCTTCAAATTACGGTTATTTTAAATCAGCAACCGGTATATACAATGGTTCGTTAAGGGAAGTGGAATTGGTAACAGAAGAAGAAAAATCACACAGGCTAACAAACAGGTTCTCAAAATTAGTTGAAAGATACCCTATTTGTACTATCCGGGGCACATCAATAAACGTATGGCCTAAAACAATTACACCTTTAAGCATACTGTATTACAGAAAACCGACAACGCCATATTTAGATTATTACATAAATTCAAATGACAGGGAAACTGTATTGGCAGTTGGGACAAGCCATTTGTTGACCACAAACGAAGAAGGGTCTGAAGGACAGACGGCGGGGACAACCGTAAATTCACTTACAGTAGAGTTAAGTTACCATGAAGACCTTCATATGAAATATGTGTATAAAATATTATCTATGTTAGGAGTAAGGATAAATTATCCACAATTGGTACAGTATTCAGAAGCAATGCAACAAAAATCTAAAGAAGAATGACAATAGAGCAGACTGTTGACATATTGAGTTCAAGATTAAAAGAAATTGATGAAACATCGCAATTTCATCCTGAGACAATTAGGATTGCAATGTCGTTTATATGGGGACAACAAATATCTGATATAATTGCAAAAGGAGATATTAACAATCTTGATTATTATGCAAAAGAACATACTAATCAAATAGCCTCACTTGATAATATTACAGGGGAATACTACATAGAACTTCCCGTTTCAATTGTACCTACCATAAATGACAAAGACATTCAAAAAGCAGTACGAAATTTAAATTTTGTTGGGGGTAGAGGCCTTAATTTTATACCTGTGTCATCAAAACAGTATTCATTATATTCTGGCCAAGACGTTTTAAGTATTATTTCTAATAAGATGTTTTATGTAGTAAGGCATGACAAAATTATATTTGTAGGAGGCGTTTCAACTGCAAATGCCGCAATATTGACAAGTACAGGTATTAGATACGATCTTGTACAGTCATTGGACAATTACGGTTATACCGAAAACTTCATGGCGCCAGGTGGAAAATTTGAGGATTTTCTTTTAAAGACTATTAATTATCTTATGGGGACACCGCCGAAAGATTTATTAAACAATAATGCATAATGGCACACATAACAGCATATAAAACATTAGATGATATTATTAAAACTGCATTGGACAGGGCAGAGGAAGACATATCAAAATATATAAAATATTATGATTTAGCCGTAGAATGCTATACAAATTTACGGCTGAACCATATAAAAGAAGGTGATGTAGTAGAAAAGTTAAGTGTTAATTCCAATTTAAAAACAGTTGATTTCCCTGACGATATGGTTGACTATATTGCCATTGGTATACCAATAAACGGAGAATTGTGGACATTTACAAAAAAACATGGGCTTATAAAAACCACATCATATGCCAATGGCCAGTATTACTATGATACAGATATTGGAGAAGGGGAAGATATCTTGCAAGACAATGATGATGGGTATAGCGCAAGGGGTGGCGTAAATACAGAGGGGTATTTTGATGTTGATTTCAAAGAAAAAAGATTTGTGCTAAAAAACACTACCGCAACGACAGTTTGGTTGGCGTATATTACCAGGGGTATTGACCTTAGCCAGACGGAACAATATATCAATATAAAATATGAAAAATGTATTATATCATATATAATATGGCAATCAGAAGTATATGTTAAAGGAGTGGCCGCAAACCGGTTATTGCATTTGGAACGTCAATATGAGCAACAATTAAAAGATTTAAGAAATTCTGAGATCAATTTAGGTGCAATATTAGATTTGTTTTATGAATTATATCATTTACAGCGTAGGTTATGAGGCAAATAGTCGATAAAATACAGTTTGTACAAGGACGGTTAAACAGTGATGTTGATGTAGAACTTATGCCAAAAGGGGACAGTCCGGTAGACCCGTCACAGCAAAATTCAGGTAGGCTTAACCTTGCACATTTAGATGGCAATTTAGGGGTGTTGTCAACATTAAAAGGATCAACACAGATCAGCATATCTGGAATATTTTACGTTTCAATTATGGGGAGCAAATATTACGAAGAAGATAATTCACTTATAGTATTTTTAAACGATTTTAGCCGTGGTGTAATTGTGAAAATATCTAATTCGGGAGTGGTCAGTGTAATATATAATGCTACATCCGTTGGTGGCCAATCATTAAATTTTACAACAGATGTTATAAAAAACATTATAATAATAGGAAGTGGGGATGATGCTCAGTTAATATGGATAAGCAAAGTAAACCCTCCGAGATGTATAAATATAGCACAAATAATAGCAAACCCTACGACAACACCAATAGACCTTGCTTTAGATTCACCGGTAACATTGCCGGGTGTAACAATAGGAAGTGATACGCTTATAGGGACAAATAACCTTTATAACAAAGGATATCAATTTTCTATTAAGTATGTTTATTTTGACGGGAAAGAAAGTTCTTGGTCTGATTGGACAGAACCGGTGTACCCTGCATTTGTATATGAAGGGTATAATGGAGTAGCCAATAATAACCTTACAGCATACAACAAACTTATCATAACACATACAGGCATACCGATAGGCGTTGTCTCTGTAAAAATAGCATATAGGTATGTGGATATAGGAAACGGCGTAGCGGGTGCGTGGTATTTGTATGATACTGTTGATGTGGTTGGATCATCTATTACTTATGATTTTTATGACAATAAAATAAAAACACCGGTAGATGTAGACGATATATTTACACAATACTATGATGTGCCTTTGTATGGTTCTGATATACAGATTTTAAAAGATAATAAATTAGCCATATCAGATCCGGTATTGGGATATGACAATGTTGATATTAACATATCGCTTGTTACGCTATACAAAGAAATATCGCAACAAGTAATATATAGTAATTCATATTATATATATGACGGGACATCACAAAATGTCAGCATATCATTAACAGCAAACACATCGGTAATTTTTATATTTTATTTAGATGAGGGCGCTACTGCAAATAGTTTTCATGTAGTAATAAATGTAGGGGACATAAATAATGATTATTCATATCAATTAGCTAAAGCGGTAAATGAATCTGCGTTAAACGTTGGTGTAACAGCCACAAGGATGTCCAAAAATGTTGTCAGGTTTACAACAAGTGCGATATACGACACAACAGTAAGACAACTTGTTATAAGAAATTCATCATTAAGAAATAAGTCACAAAAAACCGGGGCTATTCATTATTTTGCATTGGCATACACATATGATAATAAAAACAGAAAAGGAAGGGCAAATATATCATCAAGTTCATACATATCTATACCATACTGGCCTGATCTTAATTTACCATTAACATATGATGGCTATCATATAGCTGTTGGTTATGAAATAATAAATACTGCCCCAACGGGCGCTACCGCATGGGAATTATTATACGGAGGTTCAAATATAGCCGCATATTATTCATTGCCTGTGGTGTGTAATTCAGTTGATTCAGGAGATATAGCGGATATTACATATGATGGTGGGTTTATTTATATAGATGTAAATGCTGCTGACAACAGGATATTAGCTGAAAATACAAAATATAGCACACTAATTACATTTGATGCAAGAAAAGGGGACCGGGTAAGGTTTAAGGCTAAAGGGTATAGGGAAATAGGAAGTTTAATAGATGACATGGATTTGTTTACAAACAATATAGACCTTGAAATAATAGATGTTGATGAAAATGGTGTGATCAAAATAGAATCAAATGTTGTAGATGAAATATCAAATGAATTAAATGATATTATTGGAGACGGTAGTTACGATGTAATAACAATAGAAGTTTACAGAATAGATAAAGAAATATCGGCGGATAACCTTGAATATGTTTCAATAGGGCATAAAGGTATTGTGTCGGGAGGATATCATTATCATGATTCAGAAAGCGGTACATGGTACAGAAATTCAGACCAAACAGTGTTTACTCCAAGAAACCAAACAGCATCGTTGTCATGTAGGGGAATAGTTATATGTGACAATTTTCATTTGTTTGGAAACATGTATCCTATGTACCAAAGTGGTGACATAAAAACAATGTCTCTTGTTCGGTCAGGCATAGAAACCAACAAAGCATCGTTATCATATAATTCAAGATATCAGGGAGGTAAAGTAAACTATGTCGATTCACAGGCAAAACAAAGGACAATAAGAGGGGTAAAGTTTGGGGGGGCATATAGCGAAGATGGATTAATATATAATGAACTAAACAAATTTATGCCTGACACTGATTTGGTTGACCTGACAGATAGTTATGGAGATGTGTGCGGATTGGAACTTGTAGGGTTTACATTAAAGGCATTTCAGCAATCAAAAGTTACATCAATAGGAAACAGGGTAAATGAGAATTTCAATGCAGATGGAACCAGTTACCAGGTAGCTATAAATGAGACATTGGGAGAGCCAAGACAAATGATAGATGACTATGGTACTGTGTTTTCAAAATCAATAGTCAAAAAAGACAGCTATGTTTATTTTTATGACATTCACAATTATTGCCCAGTAAGGAATGCCCCAAACGGGAACCAAGAGATAACATACGGAATGTCAAATTTCTGGAAGGCAAGGTCAAAAGCATTGCTTGCTTCCGGGATAAGTAATTTAAAAGTACACGCTGTTTATGATTATATACTTGACATGTATGTCTTGACAGTAATAGACAACGCCAATTCATCAAATAGTTTTACATTGGGGTTTTGTGAAGCGAACAGTAGATGGGGCAACACATTGCCTGGGTGGTATTCATTTTTTAGTTATCTTCCAGATGGTTATGCGAATATGTCCAGGAACAGGATGTTCTTTTGGAAGAACAATATATTTCATGAAATGCATGTAAACAGTGTAAGAAATAATTTCTTGACAGAACAGTCATCGTCATATATTACAATAGTATCAAACGAGGCATTGGGCATAATGAAGGTGTTTGAATCAATATGGATAAACAGTAATAGTTCATTATGGGAATCGCCAAATAACACAGACATTATCATACATGAAGACGGAGGTACATACAGAGACCAAGATGGACGTACAAGACATAAAATAAAAATGCAATCAAGGTTAAAATCTACATTGTTTAAACCAATAGAAGGAATGTTTAAAGCAGGGTATTTGAAGAACCTTATTTCATCAAGTTCAACGCCAAAACAATCTGATTTGTACCGTGGTGATGTTTTAAGGGGCAGGTATTTAAAACAGACACTAAGGAATACAGCGACAACGGGAGTCCATTTAAGGGACGTGACTATAATTTCAAGTGCAAGCGAAGGAAATTAGTAAATTTGTAAAAATTAAAAGATATGCCATTAGATCGTTCATTATTTGGAACAAGGGTAAGCAAAGGACATGTTTATGAAACATGGGAAGATTTATATAGCGCAATAGAACGAGGTGAAATAAATCCTCATACTGAATATTATGATATATATCAAAGAGGACTTATTAATAAAAAAACAAAAGAACAAGAAGCGAAAGCAAGGTATGACAAATACGAAGCAAGACAAAACCAAGAAAAAGAAATAGACAAAAGGGAAGCTAAACAAGATGCTGCTGATGCTGCAATAAATAAAATATTTGAAAACTTTCCTCAATTAGCAGACAACCAACCATTCATAGATGAACTTCAAAAAGGGCTTGAAAAACAAGGAAAAACATTAGCTGATGTTTACACTAACATACAAAAGGAAGGCGGCACATATCTTGACCGTTTAGCAAAATCAGTAGGGTCGTCAAAACAAGAATTAAAAAGAAGCGAAACAACGGCACAGCAGGGTATAGATAAAGGCCTTGACATATACCGTAACCTTGCAAAAAGAACAACTGTTCCCGGAGAACAAAATATACGTGACACTATTTCTGAAAGTAGCGCATCTGCAATTTCCGATATAAAAAAATACGGAGGCGGTAGAGGGTTAAGTGCGCTTACAGAAGTATATAAAAATAAAATGGCGCAAGAAAGGGAGTTGGGCATTCAAAATGCAAATTATCAGACACAAATGGATTTGCAGTTAGCGGGAGCAGAAACGTCTGCCGGGATGTCTATGGCAGATATAATAGCCCGGAATGCAATATCAAGCACTAATTTGTCGTCAACATTATATGGTGCGCAAAGCGATTATTTAAATAAGTTGTCTACCGCAAAAACAAATATTGCACAACAAGAAGGCAATATGGCCACAACAATGTATGGGGTAAACACAGAAAACCAAATGAACCAGTTTATGTATGGTAAAGATGGGATGGCAAAGACACAAGCCCAATTAGGATGGGAACAAACAAAATATCAAATAAATGACCCATTTTCAGCACGTATGCAGATGTTCGGTGAAGATATGGGGTTTGCGTATGCAGAAATGATGAGGGCTATACAGCAAAGAAATGCAAATAACAAATTGCTTACAGATACTTTATTAGGTGGTTTAAAGCTAATAGACCCATCAAAAGTAAGTAGTTTTTTAAATTTTAATTCAAATCAATCAGGTAAAATAATACCTTATGATTATACATTACCGGGAAACAATAATCAAGATATATTACCAACATAATGGCATATACACCTATACAACCGCTTCCAATAACCGAAAACCCGTTGCTTAAAATAGCATCGGAGGGACTTTCATATATCCGCCAAGTCAATGAGATCAAGAGACAGGAAAACCAAAAAAGGCAGGAAGAAATAATAAAGTTATTGCGTGATGTTGACTTTCCAACAGCAATGGAGATGGTCAATAAAAAAAAGCAGATGGAAATATTTAAAGCAGGTGAAAATGCTTTGATGTCTACGCTTGCAAAGTCTGCAAAAAACAATGGAATGATAAGTATGCAAGACCGGTTGGAGCAAGAAAGGATTGTAAGGACATTAGAACAGGAACTAACATCTATTAAACAAGGAGAAGACAAGTTTAAAAAAAAGATGGAGGAAATTGCAAAATCTCCGGGGCAGTATACTTTGGAAAGCATGAATAAGTTTAATGACCTATATTTAAAAGAAGGAGAATATAGGGAAGACATATTACAATATACCCCTGTCCCATTTTCTGTAGTTGAAAACGGGTTTTATACAATGTTTAAAGACGGAGTAAAGGATGTACAGACAGTTGAAAATGGAAAAGAAGTTACGAGGCAAATAATTGATATGCCAGATAGTGAAAAGCAGGCAAATTATGAAGCTATAAGAAATAAGATGCCTGGTGTTGCAGAATATGAAATACAGACATTCCGTGCATTGAAAGAAAATGACCCTGCCATGTACAACAAGTACAAACAAGAAGGCATAGACGAAAAGACAGCAGCAAATATGTGGGCAATGGATGAAGTGGCAACTAAATTAGGTACAGGAAGGGTAACGGATATTAGGCCGTATGAGCCGAAAAAAACTAACGATGAAAACGATAGACCATTATTAAAAATGACTGAAAGAGAAGATGGTTTTAAAGTATGGCATGGAGGAACACAAGCAAAACCATTTAACGGAACAATAACAACTATTGATGGTAAAAAAGAGATTGTAAGCAATGGAAGGCTTACTGAAGTTTATCAAGGAAGCGATGGAAAATCATACGCTGTTATCATAAACAATAAGAAAGGCGTTGCTGAACCAAAATTAACAGGTGATCCTGATACGGATAAAACTATACGTGCATTGACGGCTGCTTTTGGTGGCAAAGAAACAACTATAACAGAAGAAATAATTATCCCATACGAAGGTAATCAGGAGCTTATAAAAGGAGCTTATAATTTAGAAAATGCTTATCTGCTTGATAAACAAACCTCATCTTCAACTAAATTTAAAGGTGTCCCAAAAGGAGGGTTTTAATTATGCCAAATAATCAAATATATAATTTTTTAAAAGAAAATGGTCTTACAGAAAAGAGTGAGACTGATTTCATAAATGAATATTCTAACCCGAACAAAGCAAATGAACTATATTTGTTTTTTAAAGAAAATAATCTTACACAAAAAAATAGCGATGAGTTTTATAATGAATATTTAAAAAAAAAAGAAGATGGTTTCCGTACTGTGGCAGAAAAAGGGGCAACGCAAAAAGAACTTGAAAAAAATATTGGTGCAGAATTTGAAAAACCTATTGAGATTCTTGAAGCAGAATCAAATATACTTACAGCTAAAAACAAAGATTTAAATTTTGTAAAACGGGCGACAGAACCAGACAAATACCCTTCATTACAAACGGAAGATGGGAAAGAGAAAACGCATAAACTTGAATGGGGCGATGATGGAGTTGGTAATTATTATGTATATCCCACGATAATACAAGATAAAAAAACAGGCGAATTAAAAGAACTTAATAGTAAAGATGCTTTTAATTATGCTATGGAAAGTGGTGAATATATAAAAACAGATTCTCCGCAAACAGCAGAATATTATAAAAACAATGGGTTGTTAAATAGAGAACAATTGCCCGAACAGTCAGATACGTCAGAAGGGTTTAGAACAATACATGAAAAAATAAACGCACCAAATGTAAATGATAAAATTGAGGCAACAGATATCCCAGAATATATTACGACTATAAAAAATAAGTATAAAGAATATGAAAGTGGCGAATTTCAGAAAAAGGCAGAAAAAGGTGAAATAGATAAACCGCCCAAAATAGAAGGTGATATTAAGATAATGGATGACAAACAAATCCCATTATCAGCAGAGGTATTTGATTATGAAGATAAGTCAAAACAAAAACCAGGAAGTTCCCTTGAATATATTTTAGAAAAAGGATATAACCAATCTATGATAGGATTGGCAGATGCCATACACAACAAAAATTACCGTATAAACCCTGAATATCTTGAAAAATATGATGCGAATACATTAGAGAACACATTAGCAACAGCGTTTGGATTTATACTTGATGCTCCGTTTTTTTGGATGGGGGGCAAAGCAGGGTCAACGGCTGCTAAGCCCATTGTGAATAAAATAGTAAATAACGGCACGCAAAAACTTGTCAATTCAGGTATTGAACGAAAAGTGGCTGAACAGATAGCAAAAAAATCAATGGCAAAATTAACAGGGGCTATAAATAGCATGGCTTCATCTGGTGTTGCATTAGGTTCTTATGGCTTTACTATGGGCGCAATGGAACAATGGGCTGACCCTGAAAATGATTTTAAAGATATAGAATGGTCACAAGCATTGGCAAGAGGGGGTAAAGATTTTTTATTAGGCACATCGGTAGGATTGATTGGTTCACAATTTGCAAATTTGGGTAAAGCTGCACAAAGAATAGAATCTCCAATAACAAGGAAAACAATTCAGACAGCATTAGTTCCTACTGCAATTACAGCAGAAAATACAGTATTTATTTATGGGGGGGCTTTATTGGATGGCCGTAAATTAAGCGATGTTACTGCAAAAGAGTTTTTAGAAGGCGAATTATTATTGGGAGTATTGAAAGCTAAAGAACCTATAAAATTTGCCAAAGATTTTAAACGTTCATTAAAATACGAAAATGAAAAAGCAGGGAAGGGCATTTATGAAATAGATTTAACGCAATCTGAATTGAATGATCTGAAATATAAAAACTATGATGAAGCGATAACAGACCTTTCAAAAAATGATGCAAAACTTACAGAGGTTTTTAAGGATAAAGATATTCCTGCTATAACAAAGGCAAAATTATTATGGGGATCAAGAGGTATTAAATGGGAAAAGAATTTTTATGCAGATTATACATATGCGGAAGGGAATGAAGTAAAAACATTTAATAAAGAAGGGGTTTTGTTAGATAAAGAAGCATTTACATCAAAAGAAGAAGCAAACAGCATTGCTATGGAAAGGCAGTCAATGATTGAAAATTCAAAGAAATTGCAGCAAGCAGCGTCATTGACAGAAAGTGACAAGGCTAAAGTGATAAACAATATAAGCGTTGAAGCAGAACCTTTGAACGATGCTTTAAGGAAAAGCCCGCAACAAAGGACTGCCGAAGAAAGAAAAATGGTAAGCGATTTTAATAAAGAAGTTGATAAGATAATTGTAGATGCACAGAAAAAAGGGTTGTACGAACCGATTCCAGAGTTAAGATTAAGCGATGAAACATTATACACATTAAATAAAATAGAAGACAAAGAACCTGTAATTAACCAAAGAATTAAAGATGCGGCAAATGAATTGTTCAGGGAATATCAAAGGATTGGTAAATTAAAAGAAATACCTGGTAGAAAAAATACAATTGAACAATTAAATGAAAGCCGTGCGTTTCTTGAAAAAGAAATTACCCGATTAGACAATATGGTGAAAGAACAAGAGAACACAAGAAAGTTTGTTAAAGATGATATGAATGAAACTTTTAATAAACAAGAAAAACCAAAAGAAATAAAGAAAGATGAGATTAAGTTCGAAGAAAAGACAGAAGTTAAAGGAGTTGAAAAGCCTGTTGATATAATTAGAAAGCCAGATGCAAAAACAGAAACATTAAAAGAAGAATTAGTCCAATTTGGTGATGAAATGCCAGCTAAAAAATCAATGGTCAATTTCTTAAAATCTGATCCTGAGAATACATTTACAACACCAATTGTGAAAAACGGTGAAAAAATAGGTGACATTACCATTGATAAAAAAGACAAGACATGGGACGTAAAGTGGATAGAAATAGACCCTGATAAACGTGATCATGGCAACGGGAAAGATACATACAGGAAAATGAACGAACTTGCCCAAAAAGAAGGAAAGGTGCTTCAATCAGACACGAAACCAAAGTTAAATACAGAGACGGCAGGATATGTATGGGAATCATTGGTCAAGTCAAAAGAAGCAATAAAGACAGAAGATGGCAGATACCAGATGTTGCCATTAAAAGAAACTGCGCAACCAGGTGTTGAGGCAGCAACGAAGCCGTCTACTGAAAAAGAGGCGGTTTCTGAACCTTTAAAAACAGAACAAAATGAACCAACAATTAAGCCCACAGAAACTAAAGAAGCTAAAAAGCCTGAACCAAAAGAAGTAACATTTGAGTTTATAGGTGAGCCAAGAAAAGGTATTATTACGGAACAAGGTGATGGGTTTGTAAAAGTAAAAGATAGCCGGGGAATAAACCATACCATAAAAGAAGGAGATACAAAGTATCGAAATGTAAAAATGGAAGGGATGGAATTTAAAGAGACGGTTTCTGCTGCTCAAATATTAGATAAAGAAATAGCAAAGACACGTAAAGAAAAACTAACAGAAAAAGAACAGGAGGTAAAAAATAGACTGGCAGAAAGGTTACAAAAACTTAGCGGAGCTAAATTTATAACCATCGAAGAAAAGTCAAATAATCTGAAAGAAATATATGGTGTTATAAATGACCTTGCTGAATTAGGGCTTATTAAAATTGAAAAAGGAATTGATCATGTAATGTCTGAACTAAAAAAATATTTTCCAGATAAAGATATAGATAAATATAAAACAGACATTGAAGAAAATATATTTGGGAAACAAGAAAAACCAAAAGCAGAAAATTATGATAATGTATTAAAATCTATTGAAGAAAGAAAAATTGCCGAAAAATCTTTTAGGGAAAAAACAAGGAAAAAAATAAAATCACAATTTAATAAATTGGTGGTTGATAAGTCAGAGAATTTTAGGCAGAAAATATTGTCAATTGATAAAGAAGAAGGCCAGAGGGCTGTCAACTATTTTAATTTACAGGCAGGGTCATCAAGCAAATCAAAAATGGATTTTGACAAGGCAAGGCGTAAAATATTTGGAGGAGTTGGGAAAATAATGGACATAAGGGAACAGGAGTTATTGGGAGAATACATAGACAAAAAAAGGATTGTAGAATTAGATAATCTGTATGACAAAAGAAAACAGGAAAGGTTAAAACATGAAGGTGGTGTTACTGGTGAAGAAGCTCAATTGTTTTTAGATGCTATAAAAAATAAAGACCAAAAATTATTAGACAAGTTTAATTTATCAGATGTAGATGCCAAGAAATTAGAAAATGCCGCAAACGAATATTATGATGTGATGCGGAATAATTTAAAACGGTTATATGATGAAGGGATTATTTCTGAACAGTCTTATAATAAATTAGCAGAAGAACAACCATTCTATTCAAAGCGAATGTACATAGACCATATAAACAGCATAGATGGCAACGGTAAATTAAGTGGTATAGAATCATTAAAAGAGGGAAGTGAATCAAGTAAGGTTGTTGATGTACAGACATTATTGGGCGACAATATAACAAGGACAGACCGGATCATATTTGCCAATAGGGCTAAAAAAGCATTGAACGATGTTGCAGTAAAATTCCCTGAAAATGGATATATAGCAGAAGCGGAATATTCTAATGAATATTTTAACAAACTGGCAAAGGAACTTGAAAAGCCTGAAAAAGACAGGCAGTTTATAGAACCGTCCTTTAAAGAAGCTCCAAAAGGTTTTACTATTGTCGAATTTATGGACAATGGCAAAAAGAAAGGTTTCTATTTAGAAAATGAACTGTATAAAGAATATGAATTTAATCCTGACCCTGAATGGCTTGATTTAACAAAAAACATTATAGGGTGGGCAAGTGGAACAAAATTATTGAAAGCAGGGGCTACTGGGTACAATCCTGAATTCGCCATTAAGAATGTTCCATTAGATATGTTGCACATAATGACATCTACCGAGGAGTATTCATCTACATATGCTATTGCCACACCACAGATGTTAAACGATATGCGAAAAGTGTTTAAAGATGCCTCAACGAGGTCAGGCCGGTTTATTGATTATATGGAGCAAGGTGGTGGAATGGATTATCTTACAACGCAAGGAAGTTTGTCACCAAGAAAATATAAAAAATATAATAATCTGAACAACGGACTTAAAGCATTGTCGGATGTGGCTTCATATATGGGAAATACCAGTGAGATATTGACACGTTTGGCATTAAGGGAAAGATATATTGACAATAGGTTAAACGCACTTAAAAAGGAAGGTATTACCCCTACAAAAGAAAATATAAAAGAAATAGAATTTGCGGCAACAGCTTATGCGAGAAATTATTTAGATTTTGCACAAGGGGGGAAAGCTATAAAACTTATGGATGCCGGGATACCATATCTAAATGCTGGAATACAGGTTACAAGAGGGACTTTACGGGCGGCGGCGAGAAATAAGAAAGCATTTTGGTACAAGTTTGGTCAATTAGGATTGACCGCAGCAGCAATAACAGCGTATAATATGGGGGTATTTAGTAGAGGTGACGATGAAGAAAAAAACGAACGTGCCGAATATTATAAAAATGAGATATCTGACAGGAACAAAGCCAATAACTTCATTATAATGACTGGTCTCAATTATATAGATAAACAAGGAAACAAAAGGTATTTATATATCAAAATACCAAAAGACCAGACACAACAATTAGTGACAGGGCTGTTTGAAGATTTATATTTAAAATATGTACATGGAGACTCAGAACACCAAATATTAAACGACAGAAGGTTTATGGAGCTGAAAGCATTGACAAAGAATGTTGGTGATGTAGCTGGTATGCCTCCAATGATTACTGCTATTACAGGATATAAAAACAATGTGAATTTATTTTATCAAGAAGCAATATGGTATGGAGACGAACTTGGAAAAGACAAGTCAGAAGAATATTACATAGGAAGAACCCCTGAAAGGTTTATTGAATGGGGAAAATTAACAGGAATGTCACCGGAAAGAACAAGATATGCGACACAACAGTTTATTACAGGGTCAAACATGTTTGGGACTATATTGGGTGAAGGTCTTGATTATATGGTTGCCGATTTGGATAAAGAAATAAAAACAGAATTAAATAAAACAACATCGGAGAAAGTAAAGAATATGCCGTTTGCCAGGAGGTTTATAGGGGAAACAAGCCCTTATTCAAGAGAATCATCAGCAAAAACAGCGCAACAAGAAATAAACAGAGAGCAGACAAAGAATGACCATGAACTTGATAGAATATTATTAAGTGATTCAAAACCAGATGATATAGTTGATTTTATTGTAAAACAAGAACCTTATGAAGCTAAAAGGCTTGTTGATAGATATTTTGACAAGTTAAAATTAGAAGGGGTCAACAAACAGGTAAAAGATTTAATGTTTTATCCCCCGGAAGCAAGAGCAAAAGGTTTTTATGATATGATAAAAAATAAACCAGACAAAGAAGTGCAAAAGATAATGTCTGATGCTGTAAGGATAGGCGGTATAATAACAGAAGGAAGATTTATGGAAGAACTTATTAAGTTAAGTTTAGAGGACGGGAAGAAGATACAAGAAATCAAAGCAATAAAAAACAAATAAATATATTTAGTAAATTTGAAAAAACAAAAGACATGAAAAAGATAGCGTTTTTAATAGGTTTTATGGTCACAATGATGTCCTTTGGGCAGTTTTCAGCGCCAAGGTTACATTATTATAAAGAAATAATAATTGACAGCGTATCCGGCACAGACAGTATATATGTTTACGAAGACGACAATGAAAGGACGCCTTTTAAAATAAAAAGCGGCTATGTCGGTATCATTGTAGAATATTATTCAGTAGATGACAATGATGCAACATTTGATATAGGCGTATCAAATGGATATTCATTTAATTCTATTGACACGGCAAAACTTCCATTATTGTTAGATTTACAAAATGACAGCGCAAGCGTAAATGGTGTTTTAAAAGGAAATACAGCAGGGGTAACAGCAACAAAAACATGGAAATCAGATTATCCTGTACCGTATGAAAATTTAGCCTTTAAACTGATATTGAACAGCGTGTCTTCTGGAACAGTAAAACTTTGGATATATGGTTATGAATAAGATCAAATCATTAATAATATTATTGTTTACGTCATGTATCTTGGTTAATTCTCAGGTACAAGACGTTTATAAGAATTATTCATATGACAATTACACGTATTGGATAGGAAGGAGTTCGAGTAAGTTGGCAGAATTTGAACCAAACATGGTACAATTGGCCAATTATTATTGTATTTACCTTATAGCGAATTATAATTCGGACACAGCAACAGCAGATAGTGCAAGGGCTATAATAAATGCTATATGGAACTCTAATTATTCAAGCACGGAAATACCATCATTTCCTAATTTTAATACGTTGTATCAAAATGTATTAGATTCCATATCAAATAGCGCTGTGGATAGTTTAGTAACGACTGGATTGGCATCAGCAGACACATTACAATATTATTATTTGATAACAGTGGTAAATGACAGTCTTTCTGCAATAAGGGGTGATTTAGTCGGTGTTGTTACAGCCATGAACGATTATGTTTTAACATCGGTATTTACATCTACGCTTACAGACAGTATGGCCGATATTAGGTCAGAATTATTATCAATAACAAATTCATTAAGCAATTACGTAACAAATACTGTTTTATCTGATAGTTTAGCTTATTATGATGCAAAAGCACAAGCGTATGTTGATGATACCTTGCCGTCATATACACTATTGTCGGTATTTTTGGACAGTGTTGGTGATTTAAGAGGGGATATATCCTTGTTTGTACCATCAACCGAATTGACAGATACATTAGCTTATTATTGGACAGGGGTGCGAACAAACGACAGTATAAACGCAAAGATAGCCAGGGACGGGGGGGGAAACATTGATGATACATTGTCTTATTATTATTTAGGGGAAAGGGTTGATGACAGTATAGCGGCAGCAATAGCAGCGCTGACATATTTGGATTATACCGGGACACCGGCGCAATATTATATTCCTTTTATGTCAGATTTAAATACGATACAAACAAATTCACAATTCAGGTTTACTGGAAATACAAGATTAGTAGATGCGATATATTTAGGGACAAGTGACCCTAACAATTCAACAAGGATAAACTGGAACTACCATGTTTATGCATATGAGATAAATTCTATAAATGGCCTAAATGTATATTATCCATTAGGCGCATCTGGAAGCCCGATAGAAATAACAACCCCGTCTTTAACAGCGACACAAAACGACCCGTATATAAGCATATCAAGGGTTCAAAACTATGGCAGTAGAAGTTTATTGGGAGATATAATATATGTTGATGATAGCCCTATAACAGTCGGAACAAAGGGGGGGGCAATATTAAGGACGCTGGTAGATGAAAATCTCCGTACATTAATTGACCCAAGAGGATATTATGGTGTATCATTTCACCAATGGGGCACATCTATTGATATAGGGACTGATGACCACACGGTATGGGTAAACCTCAATGATACTATTATGAGGCTTGACACAACCGGATTATATGTTGACAATTTATTTGTTGACGGGACAGATATTGTAGATTTTATTGTAGAACAATCGGCAGTTGACAGTACATGGGACATAATAACAATCAATGAAGGGATATTGTTAAATTCAGGTGACACATTAAAAGACATGTACCATTTGAATGACAGTGTAATGGCTGTTTTAAATAGCGATACAGTATGTGTTTCAGGGTGCAATTCCTTGTTTATGATTTCTTCGTCCGGGGATACCTTAAAAGGAGTGGACTGTATTGATGTAAACTGTGATTCGGCTTATGTGCTTATCAATAACAGGACATTAAAAATAACAACAGTCACCCCCGGATATTTACCAACAGGTAATGAAAGTGCCTTTGACGGATGGGACAAGGATGCGTCAAACGACTTTGATGGGGACTATAATTCACTGACAAACCAGCCGAATTTTGAAGATTCGGTTTTGCTATATGAAGATGATTCTACATTTTTAAAAAGCGTAGCCTATTTAATTGATGCGGCAGATACAACGGCATGGAATGCAGAGATTGGAAGTATTTCAGAAGTAGTTGAAGATTTAACACCGACATTGGGGGGGGATTTGACAATTGATGGGTATGATTTTGTTGGAAATGCACAGATAACAGGTAATTTAACCGTACAAGGGAATACCTATTTAAACACATCATCTACTGACAGTACAACAATATATGGAAAACTTACAATTATAGATGGTATAAACCGGTTGATAGCAGGTAGCGGGGGGATAACATTTTCAAATGGTAACACATTGGTATCGGTATATCCGTTGAATGATTCTGTAATGGCCGTTGTAGGGACAGATACAATATGTATATCAGGATGTATTGGGTTAACGGAAGAAAGCGACCCGGTTTATGCAGCCGATTCTGCCAATTTGGTTGATAGAAATGAACTTACAGACACGGCCACGGCAATTAGGTCAGATATCCCAGACATATCCTCATTAGCTACACAAAGCGCATTGGAAGATACTGCGGCTGCAATAAGGGCGGATATTGGAACTGGAAGTGGGACGGGAGAGACAGATTCAATAGGTGTAGTTTTGGATGTTGACCTGACAGCAGGGACAACAACGAGCATAAACACGAATCAAAGCGATGCTGTGCCAAAAGTTGTTTCAATCCAAGATACGTCAAACAACGAACTGGCAGATGATTTATTTGTAGTAGGGTACACGTTGAACACTACATGGTATATCAATATTTATAGTTCAACTGCTTATGACAGCCTTACTGTTTATTATTTAAAAAATGACCTTGATTATTTAGGTGGAAGTTCGACAACAACCTATGATACAGTAGGGATAAATGATTCGTTAAGGATTGGTGCTACATGGTTTACAAGTGATGATATTGGTTCTGGTGGCGGTTCAGGCAATATAACAAGCGCAGTTACACAAAATTTATCTACACAAATAAATAATGGGATATTGCATGTTCGAGGTGATAGTTTATCCACAACCGACAGTTTAAAATGGGAAGATGGTGGATTAAATATAACAGGTAATATATCAATATCAAACGATGCGTTGATAGGAGACCAAATAAAATATGATAATTTACCATTTCCAAAATTATATTTTACAGATTTTGGTAATGAAGATACTATAATTACATTTGATTTCCGATCAGCAAAAGCATGGTTATTAAAACATGGAGATAAATTTACCATTGCCTCAGATGAAAGCCATATATCACCAACATTATATAATGTATTATGTCAATTTTGGCACAGGCCTGATGGATTATTTGATTTTCAACTATATAATCCAAATAAAACAGGAGTGGCTATTAGGTCAAGTGCAGATGATTCGACTATATATTTAAATGCAATTAATGGAATTGATTTAACTGGACAAGTAACTATTAATAGTTATCTAACAGTTGATGGAAATACAACATTTAACGGAGACAGTAATATTTATTCAGGATATATCAGAACCGATTCTGTGATAACACTAACTCAAACTTACGCTGACTACGTATTCCAAGAAGGATATAACACCTCTACATTTGAACAAGACTTAAACTATGCTTTAGAAAACAAAACCCTTCCCGCCTTACAGGTTAAGAATGGAAACATGGGAAGAAGGATAGAAAGCACGGTAGAACAACTTGAAAGGCTATATCTTCAAATGGCAAAAGAACTTGAAAAGCGGGATGAAGAAATAGAACTTTTAAAACAGGAAATTGAACTTTTAAAAAACAGATAATGAAAAACATCATAACCATATTATTGCTATTAATAAGCAGTTTTGTTTTTTCACAGGACAGGTCACAGGGATGGAAGCCGGAGGAAAAGAAGTTTTATTTTAAAGACAGCTTAAAAATTGACGGATATATCATATTCAAGGACGGAGATACAGCTACAATTGTTAAAGTAAATGATTCAATTTGTGTTGTTATTAATGGCGACACTGTCAGGATAGATGGAAGCGGCAGCATAGATAATGAAACCGACCCTATTTTTACATCAACCGGTGCAACCCAAAGCGCTTTAGAAGACACGGCAAGCGCATTGAGAAGCGCAATAGTGACAGGCGGTGGCATTGAATCAGACCCCGTGTTCACCGCAAGTGATGCGTTTAACATAACATCAACAGATATAACAAATCTGGGATACCTTTCAGGGACAAACACCGGTGACCAGGATACGGCATTTATATATGCAAGGATGGATTCTATTATTTATGTATTAAACGACACAATATCAGCAGACAGTATACTTGTATTGAAAAGAGATACTTTGCAAAATGGTTTAATATGGACGCAAAGACAGATTGATAGTGCGATTACTGCAAATGCAATAACACAGGAGCTAATTGAAGACTATGTAGGGGCAATGGTGAGTGGCAATACAGAAACAAACATCACCGTTACATATCAAGATGCAGATGGCACATTGGATTTTGTTGCAGAGGCATCAGGGGGAAGTGGCGGGGCAAGTTCTGATACAGTATTTACAGCATCAAATGACACCGTGACAGCCCCACGTGCAATTAACAGATATCCATTTTATCAAACTAAACAATCAGTTGATTCGATGTTCATCGATACAACAGGAATGAACAAAAATGCTGTGATAAAACTATCTGTTGTTGACACTACCGGGACTGATTCAATAGTGTTTTACTCTCAAATACCAATCCGGTTTAAAAACAGCACAGATACTTTTAATAATACGCAAAATGTGTATCATGATTATTGGTTCAACCTCACAGGAACCGGAGCAAGGTGGAAATGGTTAGGGGAACTAATGGACACCATGTACATAGCAAGTGCCGGTGATGTGACAGCTCCTACATTTGTTAGTGCCGAAATTGGCACATATAATGATAGTATTGTTGTTGTCATATTTAGTGAAAACCTACACCAAGATTCGATTCCTTCGAAAGATCAGTTTGGTGTGTCAGAAGGAGGAACAACAATGGGGATAGCTGAAATTACTATAAATGCAGATACTTTGTTTATCGCATTGGACAGTGTAGGACATAATGGGCTTACATATACAATGAGTTATACACATACAATTGGTGATACAGCAATACAGGATAGTTCTTATAATCAAGTCGCTAATTTTGCTGATTCTGCAATCACAAATAATATTTCAAGTGGAAGCATTACATGGCTTTATGAAGATAATTTTGATTCGTATACAGATGGTGCTTTGGTTGGTCAAGGCAATTGGATTTCAGGTACATTAGGAGCGATAGTTGCTGGTGACCCCGACAACTATGTGTATGGGAACACTGGTCTTACGCTGTCATGTGTGATATATAATCAATCATTAAACAATGATCAAAGGGCAGGCATCACAGTTCAATCAATGTCATCAACCGGGTTTGTTGGAGCGGGTGTTAGAATAACTGGTTCTGGTGCTACATTAGACGGATATGGTTTCTTTGGCAACAACTCATTGTCACGTATATTTAGAATTGATGATGGTGTAAGGACAAATATATCACAAGGAGCAGCATTTTCACCAGGTGATGTTTTGTGGTTGGAAGCAGAAGGAACAACAATTACCCTTTACAGAAATGGAGTAGTTGACGCAACTCATGATAACAACGGGTTCACAGATGCAAATTATAGTTCAGGACAAGCAGGATTGATGTTGTATGATTCACAACAAACATCTAACTGTGATGATTGGAGAGCTGGTAATATTGAATAGTATGAGAAAATTAATTACATATATAGTATTGTTAATTGGCTGTGCACTATATTCACAGCCTATTGTCGTAGACCATCGTCATATAAAGTACTATGACGATATACCCCAGCAATACATAGATTCAATTAAAAAAAGATGGCTGAGTTATGCAGGGGAATCTCATTCGCTTGGTTTACGGGTAGGTTTAGCTGCTTTGGAAGATTCAAATTCTGTTTACCAGGTCAATGTGAGAGAATCAGGCACACCCGAAACAGCCACATCTAATTATTTACGTGTTTCAAGGGCAACCTGGGGTGACCATGACAACAGCACCGGATGGATTTATTATTATGGGGAAGAAGATTGGTGGACAAACAGTGTTGCGGTTACAAGAACGAAATCAAGCATTGCATATTGTAATGACAATGGTTACCAATTAGATTATTTCGCATTTGGATGGTGTTGGGACCAGAGCGGTACCAATGATGTTGGCGGAAGTTATGACCCTGTGTATTATACAAGATGGGCAGGTAGGAGCGTTGATGGACCTGACGGGAACCAACGATGGGGGCTTGACAGTGGGGACAGTATATTGACTGATAACCGGGTAAACATGAATACTTATTTGTCAGTGACAAGGGAATATATAGAATATTGTGAATCGAACGGATATCCAACAAAAGTATTTTTCACAACTGGTCCTGTTGACAACACAGCAGACCCTTTATTGGGTTATGCAACCGGGGAACGTGGATATCAGGGATATTTGAAATGGGAACATATAAGGAATTATGTGGACACAACGGATTTTGCATTGTTTGATTTTGCGGACATACTCTCATATAACAATGCAGGTGTTCAGAACACAACCACATGGACAGACAACAATGGCACATTGCAGACATTTCCGATTATTGCAGTTGAGAATAGAAATGACTTGTCTGATTACCATTATAGTTTGCAAGGAGCCGTGAAGCTGGCAAAAGGAATGTGGGTATTCCTTGCCATGATGGAAGGATGGGACACTACGTCAACGGAAAGCACAAGCGACACTACAAAATGGTATATGTCAAATACGGGTGACAATAGTTATTCAGGGCATCATCCTGATTCAGCGATAAGGACAATTGCAGAATTGATTACCCGTGACATTGAGCCGGGAGATTCTATATTGTTTGAGGCTGGTGGGGTTTGGAGGGAGACATTACAAATATTATGGTCAGGCACACAAGGAAATCAAATAACTTTTTCAAGTTATGGAACAGGTAATAAACCAAAATTATTAGGTTCAAACGTTGCTACTGACTGGACTGCACAAGGAACGGCGAATATATGGCAGACTGCTACATCACTTTCAAACAGGTCAACAGAATATTATCCGGGACGGTTGTGGTTCATTGAAAATGATTCAGTGATATGGGGTAGATATAGGGCATGGGGTACTGGTGATTTTAGCAATTTAACACAGGAATATGATTACACAGTCAATGGTACTACACATTATGTCTATGCACCAACTGATCCTGACACAAGATATGATTCAATAGAGGTTAATCAACGTCAAAGATGTATAGCTGTGCCGGATGGTAGTTCAGAAAGTTATTTAACATTTGACGGACTTGAAATAAAATTTGCCCGTTTAGCTGGCTTTGATGCAGGATACCCTGCTTATAGGGGTGCTACTGATTTATGTTTCAGAAATTGTGAAATTGGTTATATAGGGGCCACTCCTTCAAATTTTGCCTATGGAATAGCTGCCTGGCACAGTAATTTCCTTGCTGAGAACAATCTAATCACTGATTGTGGTAGAAGGGGGATTTCAATTAACCTTTATCTTGAAAGGGTTCCCGGGAGCCAACGGAACATCCAAAATATAATTGTCAGGGACAATATTTTCAAAAGGGGGTATCACACAACCGGTCTTGATTTTAGTAATCAGGCAACCGGAAATGACACACTTGAACACATTTATTTTTACAATAATATCGTAGATGATTCAGAATTTAATTCTATCTGTACAAATTGTTATTCAAACCAGGTATTTTTCCAGAAAGGTGATAGCGTGAGTGTAATGAATGATATTTATGTGATTGGAAACCTGTTTATTCATGCCTCTGCAAGGAATATTCTTTGTGAAGGCATAGACACAATTTATATTTCAAACAATACGATAATAGGGCACAATCCAAATATTGCAGAGAATCCTTATAATAACGTTGGATTTAATTCTAATCAGGCAAATGTGTACTACAGGAACAATATTCTTTATGATAATCTTCCAAATAACACAATGCAAAACCATGGTGTTTTCATTTATGATGCTTACACGGGTGTGTTTGAAGCAAAAGATTATAATTTATATTATTCTCTGTTCCCTGGTGCTGCATCTGATAACAGAAACTTCTCTGCTCATAGGGTTAACAGCAGTGGCGGTATGGGCTATTGGAACACAAATGAATGGAGTTCATATGTATCTACTAATACAGCATTTGAGCAAAATTCACCTTCACCGATAAATCCGTATTTTGTCAATTATAGCAATCATGATTATCATATAACTGACAGTTCAGCAGCTGACAGTGCAGGGGTTGTTCTTGATTATATAATTGTAACAGACTTATTTGGTGTTGTAGACACAATAAATAAATATGATCTTGATGGATTAGAGATTTCAAGGACTTACCCGCCCATCGGAGCATATGCAACGGCAGGAAATGTAGATGGAGAAGAACCTACAGTGCCAGCAACTACGAAAAAAGTCAGGTATGGAAATATGTATATCAGATATAATGGTAAATTTATAGTTTATTAAATAAATTTAAAATGAAAAAAGATGAACACTGGCCATTGGATAACAATAGGAATGTTTGGGGTAACACAGTTAACAGCATTAATAATAACATATATCAATGTCCGGTTAAAGATAAAAGAACTTGAAATTAAAATAGAAAACATGAAACAGTCTATTCTTGATAAAGAAGATTCTTTAAATGAAAAGATAAAGACAAATCAACATTCATTTCATATACATGAACAACAAAATGAACGGATGTTCGACAAGTATGAGAAAAAACTTGATGATGTATACGATGTTGTAAGCGAGGTAAAGAATATTTTGATCAACAAAAATTTTAGTTAATGAGGCCAATAAACAAAATAATAATCCACTGTGCAGCTACGCCGGAAGGAATGAACGTAGACGCTAAACTTATTGATAAGTGGCATAAAAAAAGAGGGTTTAAAAAGATAGGCTATCACTATTTTATCAAACTTGACGGGACAATTGAAAGGGGCCGGCCGATTGAAGAAATGGGGTCGCATTGTTCAGGCCATAATTATGATTCGATAGGAATATGCTATGCCGGAGGGCTTGACAAAAACAAACAACCAAAAGATACGAGGACATCACAGCAAAAACAATCTTTTGAATATTGGATAAAAGCCCTTGTAGATACATATCCGTCAATCAAAGAAATCAAAGGGCACAGGGATTATTCTCCTGATAGAAACAAAGACGGCGAGATAAGCCCGGATGAATGGATTAAGGTTTGTCCATGTTTTGATGCTGAAAAAGAATATAAACATTTATTGTCATGAGATCATTTATAATATTCATATTATTTACAGTCCAGATCGTCTTTCAAGCAAGATGGGAAGCTGAATTATTGTCACCGGGAACCAGTAACCATATATATCAAATTGTTCAATTATCATCAATAATATTGTTATTGATAGTTGTGGCAAAGTTTGAACACAACTGGAAACAGATAATGTATATTGGTATTGGGTATCCATTGTTACGGTTCTGTTTGTTTGACTATATGATTAATTTCTTCCGTGGATTAAGTTGGAATTACGTTTCATCCGAAGAAAAAATAAAAGCATATTTAGGTGACAGTATCGCAGTATTAAAGATATCCGCTATGGCAATAGTTGTATATTGTATAATTGCATTTATTATTGAAGAAGAAAATAAAATGAAAAGAATATGAAAACAAAAAAATATTTAATCGGTAGCCTTGTCCTGACAATCTTCTACCTAATATTGTGTTATGCGCAGTTCGGTATGGCTCCATCAATAAGCCATTATGCTATTGATTGGAGAGATACAAGCATGCAATATATGCCATTTGTATGGGTAACATCAATACTTGTTATGATAGGGGTATATTGTTTTGATGCAGGAAAATATGGGTGGATGTTGTTTACATCCATTTTGGTGTTGACGGGTATCGGGTATTTTACCGGATACAACCCTGAATTTATGAACAACAAAGTAGAGAATTTTATCCATGTTGCTTGTGTGTACATTTCAATACCTCTTGCATTGACATATATTATAATAAGTTCAAAGAGTAAAGGTTTATCTATATTGTTAACAATTACATTTTTAATATTTACGGTTCTAATGTTAACATTTGAAGTAAAAAACCATACTACATACATTGAAGAATATTGCTTTGCGGTAATATATTTTTATTTGATATACCGGGATGATTTGAATATTATTAAAAGTGAATGACATGAAAGAATTTTGGATGTATACGGCTATTTTCTTTGCAGGGTCAACAGCAATATTGACATTAATAGTATTTGCACAGATGAAAAGGATGGGGAATGAGATAACAATAAGAAAGCAAGTACAAAGGAACAGAAGGTCTCCAAACAATAACCAGGAATACCAGGCATCACAGGAAAATCAAAATAAAAAGAAAAGAAAATTGTTTAATTTAAAACGTAAAAAAAATGAATGAAATTTTAGCAAACGTTGATTTAGGCACGGTCTTAACTATAATATTGGCCGGGCTAACAACCTTTTTAGGTGTGTTCTGGAAAAAAGCAAAAACAAAGATTACTAAAGTAATTGATCTTGGAAGGCAAGCATTTGAATTAATGAATTCATTTGAAAATGCTATTGAAGATGATAAAGTAACAAAAGAAGAAATTGCCCAAATAAAAAAAGAGGCCGCTGATGTTAAGGCGGCTTGGAAAGCATTAGTACAAAAAGAATAAGGCAAGTAGTTTTTTGTTTTCATAATTTTTAATTTTCCCCCGGTTATGATATTTAACCGGGGTTTTTTATTTTTATACAAAAAATTAAAACATATGGAACCGCATGATGAATTTAGAAATTTTATAATATTTGTCATAAAGAGACTGACAAGGATATTGTTTAAAATAGACAGGAAGAAAGAATTCAACGAAGAAGAAATAATATTAATGGAAGGCATTTTCAATTTGTACCGTAAAGTATACGATAAAGAACGTGATTCATAGATATATGTAAAAAAATACATGATATTTAATTGAAATAAAATTCAAAAATAATTTGTTTGAATTAAAATTTAATTTAAATTTGTCTTGGAAGAAATAAATAATGAAATGGGGAAAAAATCAGAAAAATGTCAATAGAAGCTGAAATACATGAATGTGAACAAGAAATTCGTTATCTGAATAAAGCTATGCAAGCCAGTCATAGATATTATAATCATATTATGGCACAGAAGTATTTTAAAAGGAGAAACGAATTTCAAGATAGATTAAATGAACTAAAAAAATTAAAAAGAAGCGATGCGTAGGGTTGGCTTGTGGGAGGAATTGCGTGGAACGGTTAGTATATGAAGCGTTGCTTCACAAAACTTAAAAAATGAGATTAACTTATAAATTAAAATAAATGTTTAACCAACGGTACACAGGCAATGCCTTATATACATTGTTATGCACCGTGCAATATTAAAAATTATGCCAACATTTGAAAATTATGAAATACAATTGTCTGATAAAATAGACATAGATTTTGAGGTATATTGCGGCACTTGCGGGGCTGGCTTATGTTCTGAAAGTGATACAAGGCAAAGTAGGAATAGGGGATATTTGCAAGTTACAGTAAATGTCTGCCCTGATTGCATGAAAGAAAAGGATGATGAAATAAAAGCACTTAAAGAACAAATAGAAGAACTTGAAAAATCGTTAGATGCTTGCGGTGCGTAGGGCATGGTGCCTAACGGTGAGCGTATGAAATCGAAAGGGAGTTGAGAATACGCCTTTATCCCACGAGAAAAACGCCAATAGAAAGCAGAACACAACGCATACCGATACAACCCTTTTGTTTTATACGCTATGTTATGCAATCGGCTTTTTAATTTAATTATTCATTAAAAACTTAAATAACAATGAAAGTATCTTTAAAAAAAGCGTTTTCAATCTTAGATGGTAGATTGTCAACTGAAATCGGTGATGTTTACGAAATGCTAAATTACATTTTTGATGCAAATTTCTTCACTCACCAATTACCAACAGCGATGAGAACTTTACAGGAAAAAAATCCTGAATGGTTTCAAAATGGTGTAAATATCATAAACGATATTAAACGCACTAATAA